TATTATATATATATATATATAGTTACCTAATATAATATATATATATATATATATATATAGAAAAGGTAATTCAAATTATTAACATATAACATATACATATGTATATATAATTATATATATAAAAATATATAATAGCTTATAAAAAATAAAATTTGGTAACAAATCGCTGTAAGCTAGATTACTACTAAGCTAGAGGCGTTACAACTATCAAGTAACACAAGTAACTTGATTCTTGTAATAAGCATTATAAGCAAATTACAAGATGTTACTAAAAAAGTAACGTTATTTTATTACAAGTAACATGTATATATATGTTTTATCATTTGTCAATTAAAAGGAATTTATTGCATCATGTAACTAGCATGTAACTAGAATAAAAATTATTGCAGTATAATTGATGATTTACTTTTAACCGAAAAATGATATAATGTAATTACTAATACATTAAATCTGATATATTTATGATATGAGGAATAAATATATTTTTATAATATAAGTGATAATATCTTTTTGTTTAGTTTTTATTTTTTTATTGGTTGTAAGGGTTTAAAAAAAATTACTGGATTTATTCTAGCAATTTTTTTATTTATGTAATATAATTTAAAATGAATTATGCATATATGACAAACGGATCAGTCATTCTTTCTAAACATGAGCGAGCCCGATATATAAAATTATATATCGGGCTATAAAAATATCATTTGACGATATTTATTCTATGTAATATAATAAATTCAAATACTAAAATAAACGATATTGATTGTTATTTTTTTCCGAATATATTTAAAATATATTCGTTCTCCTAGTAAAAGTAGATTTATTTTTTTGTTAAAGTATCATATTTTAGATATGATACTTTTTTTGTTTTTTTTTGGAAAAACATTGACAATATATCTATTACGTAATATAATTATAGTATATAAAAATAAATTTTTTAAAAAATCTAGGAGGTAAAAAATCTATGACATTAAAACAATTATCTAAAGAAATTCAAGGTTTATTAGAGGAAGGTATTGCTATAATATATGTTTGGAAAATAGATAAAAGCTGGAAATTTTATGAATTCTGGTATGAAGATTTAAACGAAAAAACATTTTCATTGGAAGATAAAATGTTAATAGATAGTATTATGGAAGCTGACAAAGCTGCAACAAGCTTCAATGGATATGAAGAATTCGGCAGTTACACTTTAAAATATATTGAAGATAGAATTAAATATGGATATTTGAGAAGCAAACAAGATATAAGAGAAAATGAAATTGAAAAAGCATTCAAAAAGATTGAAGATAAAAAAGAAGAAGTTAAAGAAGATCAAACATTTCTTGAATCAGAAATCGAATTTTGGAATGATGAAGTTGAAGAAGATAAAAAAGAAACTTCTAAATATAAAATAGGTCAATATCTTTACAATTGTGGAGATATGGCGAATGATTCGGGATGGTATAAAATTACAAACATAAACATTGACAAATTTGGAATTTTTTATGATGTTAATGAGATAGGTGGAGACAGAAAAAACACTTATCATGAAGCATATATAAGCGAAGTCGATAGAATGAATGGATCGACAAGAATTGTAACAATGGAAGCTAAGATCAAGGCAACAAATGAATCATATGTTTATAATCAAATAAATGCTTTACTTGGCAAAGATCATGACGAAAGAATAGATATAGTTTCTAAAGATCATGAAGAAAAAATAAAAGAAACTGAAGAAGTTAATAAAAAATGGTATCAAATCACAGATCATGAAGAAGAAGAAAAAAAAGAAATAATTAATAATTTAGTTGAAACTTGCAATGCTGGAATTAAAACAGAAAAAGAAATTAGAATTTATTTCAATCGTTTAGCTAAAGATCAAAGAACAAAAGTTATTAATAAATTTCAAAGAGAAAAGAAGGGTTTAGACATTAATTTATTTTATTATAATACTTTTCTAAATGAAGAATTTTATTTATCAGAATTGCAAGAAATAAGATCAAAAATCATTAAATATATAGACTTTCTTAATAATTTTAGAAATTCAGTTATAGAAGAAATCAATAATTATAATGAACAAATAAAAAATTTCAAGAAAGAAAAAGAACCTTTTTATAATAATACTTTCAAAATTTTAAAAGATGAAGATTTTAAAATAATTAAATTAAATGCTGATATAACATTTGGAAATGGCAATCTTTGTTATATTGATGAATATACCCTATATCATAAAGACCTTGGATATGCTTCAATGAATGGACAAACCCCATATATTCCCGAAGGTGGAAGGGTTGCTTTAAAAGCAATGATAGATGAAAAAACAATTGATTCAATACCTCATTGGATTGAGTCAGCTAAATTTAAATATACCTATAGATCAAGAGGGTTTTCTCCTTCTTGTCAGCCTATGAACGGATTAATAAATCATGAGAATCAAAAAGGATACAAGTTTGAAGTTATAACTTATAACAGAAAACTAACTTGTAAAGAAATTTCTGATTTTGAATTAATTGATTTAAATGAAGAGGGGATAAAATCCCCTCTTAGGAGTAGACTGTAAAGGTTTAGATTGATTTAAATATTATACTGTAATTTGTGCTTATTTTGTCATAAAAAAACATTATTGATTAAAAACAAATAATATGATTGCCTTGAAATAAAAATACAAAATTAGGGCAAAATAAAAGCAAATTACAGTATATAAAAAAATATAAGGAGAATTAATGATATGGAAAAAGATTATAGCAATATAAAAAATAATAGAATAATAAATTCATTGAAAATGTTGGAATTATTGAAAAATAATTCGAGAATGAAAGCTAGAGAAATAAGTGAAAAAATAGGTGTTAATAATCAAAGATCGATTTATTATTACAAGGTAACATTAGAACAACTAGGATATAAGATAGTCACTCATGGAGGATATGATGGAGGTTATGAACTTATCAAGCCTGAAAGATTGACAGAGGATGAACTAGATTATATTGCGGAAAAAATAAATGATTCTTCTTTAATGAGAAAAATTGAAAGAATAAATAAAAGAGATTAAATTGGAGGAAATTAAAATGAATAAAAATAAATCAATAGTAAAAATAATAATGATTGTAAGTGGTATTTTCTTTATAGGCTGTTTTCTGGTATGTTTAGGAATTGGAAGTTTCTTTATAAGTGATAGTGAAATTCAAACCCCAAATAATAAAAATAATTCTGAATACAAAACTAAACTTTTAAAAGATAAGAAAATAGCTAAAATTAAAAATACTAAAAAATCAACAACTACAAAATTAAAGGCTACAACTAAAAAGCCTACTCCAACAGCGACACCTAAAAAGACAGCCACAAAAAAACCAGTTAGTCAATTGAATGATCAATTAAAGATTTTAAAAGAAAATTTTAAGGACTCAGCAAATATTAAGTATAAAAAAGATATCAAGATTATAGAAATTATTCCAATTGAAAAATCATTTATGCTTGAAGCTATGCAAGCATACAATGGAGATATAGAAAAAACAATAATTTGGAATGATTTAGTAGAAAGTATAAGAAAGATATCTCAACAAATAGAAGATAATCAAATAAGTATAGTAATTGTTAATAATCTAAATTCAGAAAATTATTTATTAATAATTCAAGATGGAATAGTATTATATGATTTTATAAATAGTTAGTAGGTGATATTATGCCAAATCCAGAAGAAACATACAAAGATATCATTGATAAAAAAGAAATTGAAGAACAAAAGAAAAGAGAAGAAATAATTAAATCTAATAATAAAAGCTTTGATGAAGATCAATTTAAAGAAAATTTAAAAAAGGTAAAGGAGAATTTAAGAAATGTTTAATAATTTTAAAAAAGAAAAAAATTCGGCAAAAAAAAGCATTATAAGTATGTTGGAAACTATTAAGGAAGCCTTAGAAACTGTAGAATTAAAGTCTGAAGTAATTCTAGTTAATGAAATTATTGATAATATTAATGATTCGATTAATGAAAATAATGATGCTAGAACTTACAAAAAACCATGTTATATTGATATAGATTATTCCACTGGTTCTAAAGATGATGATTCTATTATTATCAACAATAATAAAGGACAGATTAACAATGTAAATGGCAATGGTATTATTAATTCAAATCAAACAATAAAATATAATACAAAATTTAAAATTTGAAATAATGTATTTAAAATGTACCGTAAGAGGAAGAAATCCAATTTATTCAATTATAGATAATAACAAGGCTATTGCTAATTTATTTATTAAAAATAGAGAAGTTGAAAAAATAAATATATTAAAAAGTTATATTTCTTTTAATGAATTTGATGAAATATATAAATTGATATTTTCTTATAATCAAACATTGAATAAATTTCATAAATAGTATTAAAGCATAAAGCATTATGCTTTAAATAAATAAAAAAAAATAAAAGAAAAGAGGATTTTAAAATGTCAGAAAAAATTACACAAAAAAGTAATAAATCTATTATATGGGATGCATATAAAGAAAAATTAGAAGAGGTTAAAAGATTAAAAAATGAAACAATATCTGAAAAGAGAGATAATGCCACTATATCAATGGCTAATACTGTAGTTAAAGATTATAATATTATAACAAAAGGTTTAAATACTTTCTTAAATGATTTTAATGAAAAAGTTAATACTTTAAATGATCTTGATAAAGCTATTTTAATTAAATCTAAGTAAATGAAAAGCTTGTATGATATTGAGGTTGAAGCTTCAAGCCTTGAAGCTGTTAAATTGGCTATTAATGAACTTGATAAGGAAAGAGATTCTTTAGAAAATAAGTTGGAAGAAAAAGAAGATGAAATCAATGATTTCTATGATGAAGGAATAAAAGAAGCTAAGAAAAAAATAGAAGAATTTAAGGAAGAAGAATCAAAGAAATTTGATAGGGAAAAAGATCAAAAGAATTATGATTTTATAAGGGAAAAGAAACTTAGGGAAGACAAATTAAAAGATGAATTATCATATCAGAAAAAGACTTTTGATGAATATGTTTCTAATAGAAAAAAAGAAATTGAAAATGAAAATAAAGAACTAGATCAAAGAATTAAAATAATTGAATTAAGAGAAGAAGATATAAATGAATTACAAAATGAAATAAAAGATTTAAAAGATAAAAATCAAAAAATCTATGATGAAACAAAAGAAGAAATCAAGAAAAAAATGGAAGAAGAAAAAGAAACTGCCTTACGTATTCAAAATGCTAGATGTGAATCGGATAAACTTCATCTAAATTCTATCATAGATTTAAAGAATGATACAATCATAGATTTAAAACAAAATATAAAATCATTAGAAAATAAGCTGGATGCCGCTTATGTAAAAGTCAATGAAGTAGCAACAAGTGCCATTAGTTCAACCAAGGAAAAGGAATTAAGGGATTTTATGTCCAATACAATAAAATCTGTTAAAAGTGAAAAATAATGAAAATAAATAAGGATATTAAAAACAGAGATAATAATAATAATAATAATGTGAAGTATTGCAAAGTTTGTGGATGTAATTATCATAATGACTTGTATGGACGTTTAGAACATGAAACATACATAAAATGCGGACATTCTTGTTGCGATATGAAACCAAAATGTTTTGTTTGTAAAGATGACGATTGTACATGTAACGAACATTAAAAAAAGGGCTTTAAGCTCTTTTTTTTTTGCATACTTTGATAAATTCTGAGCTTTCTTTTTGTTTTACAATATTTATAGTACAATATAGGTAAAAATAGGGGTGATAAGATGAAATATGGCAAAATGAAGGTTGAGAAGGTAAATATAAATGATTTAATTTTTCCTGAATATAATCCAAGAAGAGAATTGAAACCAGGGAATGAAGAATACAAAAATATAAAAAATAGTATTGAAAAGTTTGGTTATATTGATCCAATAATAATAAATAAAGATAATACAATAATAGGTGGAAATCAAAGAGGAAATGTATTAAAAGACCTTGGTTATAATGATATTGATGTTATAAGATTAAGTCTTAATAAAATAGATGAAAAAGCCTTAAACATTGCACTTAATAAAATATCAGGTGAATGGAATAATCAGAAATTATATGAACTCTTGAAAGATTTTGAAGAAGATAATTTTCTTGTAACTGGTTTCGATAATGAAGAATTCAAAGAACTAGAAAAGGAATTTAATGAATTAAATAATTCTGAAGGAACCGGATCAAATGAAAATGATAATAATAATGCTGAAAGCCTATATACTGATAAAATAGAAATTCCTGAGTATACTCCAAAAATGGAGGAAGCACCACCTATTAATGATCTTGTCAATGCTGATAAAACAAAAGAATTAATTAAAAAAATTGAATCAAGTAATATTGATGATAAAACAAAAGAATTTTTAATATTAGCGGCAAATAGATTTTTAACTTTCAATTATGAAAATATTGCAGAATTTTATTGTCATCAAAATAATGAAACCCAAGAATTAATGGAAAGTTTGGCTCTTATTATAATTGATATGGATAAAGCTATAGTCAATAATTTAGTTGATTTTTCTAAAAAATTAAATGAATTAAGAGAAGATCAAAAAGATCCCATTGATAAAGATTTATTTGAGGATGGTGATTTTAATTGAGAAATGATTTTTGTGTTTTTATTTTAAGCCATGGAAGAGCCGAAAAAATACATACACTTGATATGCTGAATAATCTTGGATATAGCGGTAAATGGTTTATTGTAATTGACAATGAGGATAAAACTTCGGATCAATATTTTGAGAAATATGGAGCTGATAAAGTTATAATGTTTGATAAAGATCAAGCCTATAAAAAGTTTGATAGAGCTGAAAATTTTACTGATAGAAAAGTGATATTTGCAGCAAGAAATATTTGTTTTGATTTAGCAAAAGAATTAAATTATAAATATTTTATGGAGTTGGATGATGATTATAAATCAATAGATTATAGATTTAATAAAGATTTAGAATATAGGCATAAAAAGATAGAAACGCCTATTTTTGATCATATTATTGATAATATGATTAAATTTCTTGAATGTAATAAAAATATTGTAACTATAACACTTGCCCAAGGTGGTGACTTTATCGGTGGCACTAACAATCCAAATGGAAAGCGAATAAGAATAAAAAGAAAAGCCATGAATAGTTTTTTATGTAGCACCGAAAAACCATTTAATTTTGTTGGTAATATTAACGAGGATGTAAATACTTATGTTCGATTAGGACAAGAAGGCAAAATATTTATTATGTTGAATCATATAGCCTTAGAACAATATCAAACACAAAAACAATCTGGTGGAATGACTGAAATATATTTAAAATATGGAACTTATGTTAAAAGTTTTTATACTGTAATGATTTGTCCTTCATGTGTAAAAATTTCAATGCTAATAAATAACAAGTCAAAAAGAATGCACCATAAAATATCATGGAAAAATGCCGTTCCTTGCATTCTCAATGAAAAATATAAAAAGAGTTGATCTATATGCCAAAAGAAAAAAAAACTGGCAGAAATAATGCATATGATACTATAATCGAGCCTAATCTAAATAAAATAAAGTTTTGGCTAAACGAGGGTTATTCTCACAAACAAATTTATGAAATGTTGGGAATAAGCAAAGCAACTTTTTATAAATATTCTGAATTGAAAACAGACTTTAAAGACATATTAAGTAATAGTAAACAAAACTTAGAAATAAAACTAACGGACGCATTATACAAAGAAGGAACTGGCTTTGAGCATACGGAAACTCATATTGAAATTGATGAGGAAGTCTTGGTTAGTAATGGGATAGAGAATGTTATAAAAAGAAAGAGAAAACAAAAGAAAATCACTAAATTTCATAGAGGTAATGTAAATGCCTTGATATTTGCATTATGTAATAGATTTCCGACTAAATGGAAAAGAGTTGATCAAGAAGTTATTGAAGAATTTTCTAAAGGTAGAGTTAAATTAAATATAACTGATAAATATATTGATAAAGCTTTTGAGGCTCTATATCCTGCCATAAATGATGAAGATTTCATCGAGCTTGAAAAACAAGTAAAGGAAGAAGAGATATTAAATGCCAAAACTGAAAACAAAAAAGAAGAATGAAAGAACCATAATTCGGCAATGTGATTTAGTTTCCTTTGCTCTTATAAATGCAATAAATTTAAGAAAACAATCTATTCCTAGTTTTTCAAATATCGTTGATATTGATGAAAGTTACATTGGAACAGCACCAAGAACGAAAAAAGATTTGGCAATTTATTGTGCCACAGTATTAAATAATAAGTTTCCATATCCTAGATCAACTAACGAATATTGTGTAAAAAATGATCATAAATCGCCATTGGATGCGATATGGAGTGCCTATTCTGAACAGGATTCATTTTCAATCTGGTATGCTATGCGTGGAAGTGGCAAAACTCGTGCTTTAGCATTGTTGGGATGGTTTGAAAGTGTATTCAAGCCGCATTGTTGGACTACAGTTCTTGGAGGAAGCTTAGAACAATCAATAAAAGCTGTTTCATACACAAATGAAATATGGAATATGCCTTCAATAGCTCAATTAAGAAATAAATTACTTGTAAATGGTCAAGTAGCTGGAAGAGGTTTCAAAACTACTCATGGATCACAATTTCAAGCTTTAGCAGCCTCAACCAAATCAATAAGAGGTCCCCATCCTCAAAAGTTAAGACTTGATGAAGTTGATGAAATGGAAGAAAAAATTTATTTAGGGGCCCTTGGGCAACCTAAGACAAATTATGGAATTTTAGATAATGTAATTATTTCCTCAACACTTCATAATGCTTTTGGTCTAATGTCTAATATAATCGATAGTAGACATGAAATTGGAGCAGATTTATATGCCTGGTGTATTAATGAAGTATTAGAACCAAGAGGTTTTTGGACATTAGAAGAATATGAGAGAAAAGTAAGACAATGCACCAAGGCAATGGTTGATGCTGAATATCTATTAAAAAGACCTAAAGTCGGGGAAACGATTTTTGAATTCGATTCCGTTGATAGATCATATAATAGAGGTAGAAAAGATAAATTCCAGAAAAAAGTTTATACTGAGGCTGGAATTGATTGGGGATATTCATTTACGGCATTATCTATTGTTCAAGACCCAAGGGAAGTTTTCAGAAATAATATAACTAAATATTGGGAATATGTAGAATTAAAAGAACGTTGCGAAAATATCGCAAAATTATGTATAGAGTATAATATAACAAGAGTATATTGTGATAGTAATCCTAAAGATAGCAATATAACTTTGCAAAAAACTTTAAGAGAAAAAAGAGTTCCAACTCAAGTTATACCAATTGCATTCAACAAATGGAAAGATATAGGCATCAATGTATTAAGATTTTTATTAGAAAGAAATAAATTAAATATTACTAGCAAAATAGCCCAGGAAAAAATGAAAAAATATCACTATAGTAATCCAGATTTAGGACAGATAGCAAAAGAGGATGACCACATTCCAGATAGTTTGATTGCTTGGGCTACAAGTAGGTATAAAATCTTAGGAATTTAGGAGATAGAAAAAAAATTATTAAAGGAGTGAATTAAAATGGCATTTTTGCATCCAAAAAGTAATTTCCCACCAAAAGATTGGAATTTTTGGTTTCTAAAGTATAATGAATGGGCTGTTTGGTATTCTGGCGATCCACAGCAATTATTAGAATTTTATACAAAAACAGCCGCAGGAATTGATGGAACTAAAGAAAAGTTTTGGGCAAGATTAGAAGCCGAAGAAAGAAATGGAATAGTACATTTTCCATTAGCTGGTGATATTTGCGGAACTTCGGCGGATTTATTATTTTCTGAGAGTCCAATATTTAAATATGATGAAAAAGTTAAGGGAGGACAAAGACTAAATGATATTTTAGCTAAAAATGGTTTTAATAGTATTCTTTTGGAAGGTGCGGAAATGTCTGCGGCTTTGTCAGGTTGTATTTTAAAGCTAGACATAGCACCACAATTGGAAAATGTACCAATTGTACACATTGTCAATCCATTACAGTTTATTCCGACGTTTTGGTGGGGAAGACTTTGGGAAGTATTGTTTTTTAGAATAGTAAAACAAACAGATAGTAAGATATATAGATTATTTGAGAATCGAAGAAGGGAAGGGAATTCACTTATAATAGAATTCAAGCTAAATGAAGGTACACATAATAAAGTTGGAAGAGAAGTTGATTTGGACTATTTATCGGAAACTCAAAATTTAAAACTATCTCAATTTACAGAATATAAAAACATGAATGGACTAGGTTGTGTTTATGTTCCAAACATGAGACCCAATAAATTGGATGTTGGAAATACTTTAGGAATAAATGATTATTCAGGCGAAATAAGTCTTTTAGATTCTCTGGACTTTGCATGGACAAGTTGGATGCGTGACATAGAGTTAGGAATGGGGCAAATTTTCGTTGATGAAGAATTACTCCATACATCAAAGACAGATGTTAATGGAACCGATGTATTCTTAAATAAATTTAGTAAATTTCAAAAATCATTTATTAAGCTTAACCTAACAAATTGGAAAATGGGTGGCGAGAGTGGCGCAAAGCCAATTGATGCGGTACAACTTGATATAAGAGTTGATGAACATATGAAAACATGTTCGGAGCTATCCCAGCATATAGTTAGTTTATGTGGATATTCACCACAAACATTTGGATTTGGAGACTTTGGGAATGCTCAATCTGGAACTGCATTAAAAATTAGGGAAAATAAGTCTCAGAAAACAAGATCAAAAAAGGAAAAATATTTTAGACCTGCAATATTGAAACTGATGGAACAAGCTCAAAATTTTGATAAGTCAAGTGGATTATCTTCTAACTATGAAAATGTTGATATGAGTGTAGAAATAGAAGATTCTATTATGACAGATAGCAAAGAAGTATCGGAAACAATCAGAAATTTATATCAGGCAAAGGCCATAAGCAATTACATGAAAGTAAAACTACAGCATCCCGATTGGGATGATATTAAAATAAATGAAGAAGTTGACAAGATCAATAAGGAAGAAGGAATAACAAGTGAAATAATAGAAACTGAGGTTTAGGAAAAATTTTTCCTAAACCTTGTTTTTTATAAATTTTTATAATACAATTCTTAGATGGAGGTTAAAATGAAAAAACAAAATGATGTTATAAAATTCAAATGGGAAACTGATAAAGAATATGAGTATAGGAATAATATTTATTTATTTTCTGATAAATTAAATAAAATATTAGGAGATTTAGAAAATTTGGCAAAACAAAGCTTGCCGAATTATCAACCAATGCTCGACAAGATCAGAAGCAATTATGGCAGATTTATTAAATTATTAGTTCCTGATTGTTATAAAGATTTTCATACCATTTATAAAAGCGGACTTGAATATTATATGAAAGGACTAGTAATTTTGGTTAATACTTTCATTGATAAAAAAGAAAACAAACTTCACGATAATGATAAAAATGTAATTGCTAAAATTACAAAAGCCGGTAATTTTTTTCAAGCTGGCGATGCATATTTTAGAATTGCCAATACAAAGAATTTTGAATTATTTGAAAAACAACAAATAAAATATCATGAAGAACAAGAAAAACAAAAAAATAAGGTGAAGAAATGAACATTGATAGATATGAAGATTACGGAAAAAATTTATATTTGTCTGCTCAAAATGTAGTTTTTGGAATGCTGATTGCTACAAAAAAATTACTAGAAAAAATAAATAATGATCCCACAAATGTTACTAATTATAAAAAAGCGTATATTACAGAAGTCACAACAATTGCCAAAACATTCAATAAAGATTGGAAAAGTTGGGCAAACAAAGATTTAGCAAAAGCATATATCGCAGGAATAAACCATGCAAAAGCAGATTTAAAATATAATAATTTATCTTTATCAATTATAAAGAGCATCAAAAATGGATCTTTTTTAATTGAAAGTCCACCACCAATTTCAATCCCAGCATTAAGCAGCGAGACTTTATCATTATTTAAAAATATATCTGAACATGTACCTTTCTATAAAACTTTTAGAGATGCAGCATATTACAACTTAGATAATCAGCCAATTCAAATACTAAGAAAAGCTGAGGATATTTATCGAAATGCAGCTATACAAGCAGGTGAGAAGTATTTCAAAGAAGGTGATATTTACACAAGGATAAAATACTCTCAAGAAATGATGGATCAACTAGCAAAACAGGGAATTCAAACTATAACTTATAAAAATGGAGCAAAATATTCAATAGATACTTATTGCGAAATGGTCGGTCGTACTGTCTCAGGTAGATGCTCTTTACAGGCTAATTTAAATCGTTATTTTGAAAGCGGATTTACTTTGGTTGTTGTCTCTTCTCATTTTAGAGCTTGTGATCTATGCACTCCATACGAGGGCGTAACTTTAAGTATAGAACGTCATCCAGCCTATGAAAGCGTGGATGATGCTGAAACACAGGGACTTTTTCATTGTAATTGTAAACATGATGTAAGTCTATGGTTTGAAGGTAAAGAACCATTGCCGCCACGAGTTGATCAAGCTGAACAACAATTAATTGACGAATATGGCTATAATGAAGCTCAAAAAATATCTTATAATGCTCAGTTAAGACAAAGAGCAATAGAACGAAATATTCGCAATTGGAAAAGAAGATCAGTTGGAAGTCTTGATAATAATGTTAAAAATATTGCCGATAATAAAGTTAAATATTGGCAAAAAGAGCAAAGAGAACATTTAAAAGATAATACGTTCCTTAATAGAAATTATGCTAGGGAACAAATTGGGAAGGCTCATTAAATTATGATACTTATTTTTAAAGACTATTGACATAAATATTCTAAAAGAATAAAATTGAACAAATATTCTAAAAAGAAAAGGATTAAATTTATGTCAAAATTAGTATTATTAAAAAATAATCAACCATTAACAACAAGTTTAATTGTCTCAGAAGAATTAAAAAGAACTCATAAAAGTATTACAAATTTATGTAAATATTATGAAGATTCTTTTAAAAAATTCGGAACTTTTGGAATTTCAAATTCTAAAAGTAAAGGGGGAAGACCAGAAAAATTTTATTATCTTAATGAACAACAATTGACATTTTTGATTATGATGTTGAGAGTTAAAAAAAATGAAAATGATAAAGTTTTAGAATTTAAAGAAAAAATTACTCAAGAATTTTTTAGAATGAAAAATTTGTTATTAAATTTATCTACTCAAAAAGCTAATCAAGAATGGTTGGAAGTTAGAAAAAAAGGTAAAATATCAAGATTAAAACAAACTGATATATTAAAAGAATTTAGACAATATGCAATTGATCAAGGTAGTAAAGGTTATATAAAGCAAGATAGAGTTTATTTGACTTTTACAAAAATGGAAAATGATAAATTATTTATAATTGATAAATTTATTGTTGAAGATTTAAAAAAGAAAAAGAAAAGTTTAAGAGATTTATTAAATATTAATCAATTAGATGAAGTAAAACAAGCTGACGAAATTATAATAAAAGCTTTGTTTGATGGAATGAATAAAAAAATGCATTATAAAGAAATTTATCAATTAGCAAAAAAAAGAGTTGAAATGTTTGTTGATTTAAAAGGTCAAAGTCCAATACCATCAATTGAATTTGAATATCTTGGGAAAGAAAGGATAAAAGAATTAAATGGAAAATCTTAAAGAAAAATTATTAAATGATAAAGAATTATTAAGAATATCAGTTAAAGAAAATTCTCAATTTAGCACAGCCGATCTATTAAATATTGTGGCTGATTTGATAGATTATACTTTAAATAATAATTTAGATAATAAAAATATAGGTTTAGATGATTGCAATCAAATGGATATAAATATAATTAAAAAATTAATGCAGTTAGAAGAAGATAAGAAAAATTCAAGAACTAAAAAAGATAATTTTAAGTCAGAATTTAATAATTATCAAAAAAGATATCAATTAAATCAACTTCAAGATTTAATTAACAAATATAAAAAAGAAAAAGAATCTATGATTGATTCTTTAGATAATTTATTAAGTAATGTTATTTGTGATTTTGAAAATTTAAAAAGAGAAATTATTTAAAAGGAGAAATTAATGAATAAGTTTTATAAGAAAGTCCTAATAACAGGTGGAACAGGAACACTTGGCAAAGAACTTACAAAACAATTATTAAATAGTGATAAATATATCAAAAAAATTTATATTTATTCTAGAGATGAATATAAACAATCAGAAATGAAAAAAGAATTTAAAAATAATCCAAAACTATCTTTTTTTATTGGTGATATAAGAGACAAAGATCGATTATATAGAGCATTTAATGAAATTGATTATGTAATACATGCAGCCGCTCAAAAGCATGTTCCTTCATGCGAATATAATCCTTTTGAAGCTGTTAAAACAAATGTTATTGGATCAGCAAATATAATTGATGCGGCTATTGACCAAAAAGTTAAAAAAGTTTTGACAATTTCAACTGATAAAGCTGTAAATCCTATAAATCTCTATGGTTGTACAAAAGCATGTATGGAAAAGATGTTTATTGATGGAAATAATTATTCAGGTGATAATTCAACAATATTTTCGGTTGTAAGATATGGAAATGTTATTGGTTCTAGAGGTTCAGTAATTCCATTTTTCAAGAAAATAGCCAAAGAAGGTGGTAAGTTTCCTTTAACTGATTCCAAAATGACTAGATTTTGGACAACTGTAGACAATGCCGCAAAATTTGTATTAAGTTCTCTTGAATCTATGAAAGGTCAAGAAATATTTATACCTAAGTTACCCACTTTAAAAATAATTGATTTAATAAAAGCAATAAAAGAAAATGCTGAAATAGATATTATAGGGCTAAGAAAAGGTGAAAAAATTCATGAAATATTAATCAGTTATGAAGAATCAAGAAATATAGTAATTTATGATGATTTTTACAAGATTTCTTATAAAAAACTGCCAGAATCATGGATCAATCACAATCAATTTGAATATTCTAGTAGTAACAAAGATAATGTTTTGAGTATTGAAGAAATGAGGAAAATGTTAAATGAATTGTAGGGAAATGACTCATGGAGAATTAAAAATTGAATTTAGTAAAAAATCTATTGAGAATGAAAACCTTAAAATTACTAATGAATTATTATTAGATAATATAAAAAGATTAAGGGAACAAGTTCTTGAACTAGAACAAAGAAACAATGAATTAATCGATAGATTTAGTTCAATAAAAGAACAAGATGTCGAAAGAAAAAAGGAGAGAATCTTTAATAATGATTAATTATGCCAAACATTATATAGATTTTTATGATAAAGCGGAAATTTTATCCGTTTTGGATAGTAATCATATAACTCAAGGACCAATGATTGAACGATTTGAAAAAGCTTTGACAGATTATACAGCTTATAATTATTGCAAAACTTTAAGCAGTGGAACTGCCGCCTTACATGCCGCATGTTATGCAATTGGCATTAAATCAGGTGATGAAGTAATTATTCCAACAATTTCATTTGTAGCTACTGCCAATTGTATAACTTATTGTGGGGGAAATCCTGTTTTTGCTGATATTGATCCAGATACACTTTTAATTGATATTGAGAGCATAAAAAAACATATAACATCTAAAACAAAGGCAATAATATCAATGGATTATGCCGGTCAATTATGTGATTATAAAGCAATTAAAGAAATTTGTGATAAAAATAATTTATATTTCATAAGCGATTCTTGTCATTCATTTGGTGGAATCAATTATTTAGCTGAAAATCAAATCCCAGATATTGTTTGTTATTCATTCCATCCAGCAAAACACATAACAACAGGCGAGGGTGGAGCATGTTTAACAAATAATTATATTTTTGATTTAACAATTAAAAGATTTAGAAATCATGGAAGAGATGAAAAGGGTATAATGCAACAACTAGGATTTAATTATAGAATGTCTGATATTAACGCCGCTTTGGGATTAAGTCAATTAGAAGATAAGCATCTTAAATTCACAAGTAAAAGATATAAAATCGTTGATAGATATGATCTTGAACTAAAATGTAGCAAGTTAAAGAACGTAGATAAAAGAATTCATGTTTATCATTTATATGTTATAAAAGTAAATAAAAGAAAAAAATTCATCGAATTCATGAGAAATAATGGAATTCAATGTGTTGTACATTTCAAACCAATTTACGAACATATGTATTATTTTAAAACTGAGTTAAATTATAGTTTAACTTATCCTAATACAGAAAAAATAAAAAATAATATAGTTAGTATACCATTATTTTATTCATTAATGGAAGCCGATCAAACTCATATTATTAATTGTATAAATAATTTTGTAAAAATCAATGATTGATAAAATTAATAATTACTATGTTTTGGTTTGTGATGGTTGCGGTGAAAGTGAAAGTTTTGATTCATTTGAGGAAGCTGTTGACTTTGCTAAAAACAATGATTGGCAATTTAAAAAAGTAAATGGAGAATGGGAAAATTATTGTATTGATTGCAGTGAGGAATAAGAGAAATAATGAAATTAATAATTTTTATTATATTTACTTTGTTATATATATATGGAAATTATTCGTATATAAAAAAACATAAAAAATTGGAAAAACAAATAAAAGAATGGAGAATAAATTCAATGTTTGAAAAAGAAGGATATGAAAAGAATTTTGATTATGAAGAATTTAAGAAAATGAAAAAAAAATTAATAGTCTTATAGAAGAAAATAGAAAATTAAAATATGAGAATGAATTTTTAATATCTAAGATGAATTTAATAAATTCTGTGGCTGATAATGCAATAAATTTTAGGGAGCAAAAATAATGAAACCAAGTGATAGAAATATTAGAGAGTATCTTTTAAAGAAAGATTTAATCAAATTTTTAAATAAGAATCTATTAAAATATAACATTTCGCTTGTTGAGGAATTTGTTACTATTTTTAATGGATTTAAGCATTATTCAATTATTTTAATAGATAATTCTTATGATGAATTTATTTATAATAGTAAAACAAAATCTTTATCTATTAGTAAAAACAAATCGAATTTAAATATAGAATATATACAAAAACATTTAAATGATTTACTGAAATTAGAAAACTATTTAAATAGTTTTTTTGAAGAAAAAAAATTAAAATAAAAAAGGAGAATTTTTAATTATGCAAAATGCAAGAAATTATAATAATGAATGGGAAAAATATTTTGGAATTAAAGAAATAGAGGCAATTCCAATGACTTATGGAGAATATCAAGAAATGAAATATAAGGATAATAAATTTATATCGTCTATACCCCAAGATAGTGAAGGATATGCTATAAAGTATGAAGATAATTATATTTCATGGAGTCCAAAAAAAGCTTTCAGATTTTATAAGAAAATCAATGGTAATTTGTCAAAGGTTTCTTTAACTGATTTGGGGGAAGAATTATTAACGGAAGATCATACCTATATAGTACATGACGAAATAGTTAATAATGCACCGCACAATTATTTAATAAGAAATAAAGATAATCATGATATTTTAGCAGGAATACATTTTCAATGTGGTCATGTTAATGAAGTTGATTTAAACGGAATCTTTTTACCTGACATGATAGCCGTTTGCATTAATATGATAGAACATTTTCAAAATTCAGATTTTAAATGTAAAGAAAATGATATTGCAATAGATGGTTTGAAAGCGGCTATAACAGCATTAAGAGCAAGAACTAATAGCAGAAAAGAAAGAGGAGTGCATGGAAAATTTGAAAAATAAAAGGAGTGATTATATTGAGTCAAATAATTCTAGACTTTGGTAGTGGAAATACATGTAAAAATGAATCAAAATATATAAAAAGAATGTATGATGAATTAAAAAAAATTGATACTCATAAGCATGAAGTTATAATTAAATGGCAATTATTTAGTGTTTGTGGTGGAAATATTCCATTAACTAAAGAATGTTTTGAATATGCCTGTTATTATGGCGATCAATTAGGATATAAAACTACTTCATCCGTTTTTGATAGAGAGACATTGAAATATTTATTATTATTTGATGTTCCTTTCGTAAAAATACCAAACAGGAGACATTTGGATTATTTGATCGATCTTGTACCTGAACATGTACCTGTATATGTTTCAAAATCAAGTTTGCTTGAAATACAACATGAAGTAAAAAACATTGAAGGATATGGCTGTTTTTCAGCTCCTAGAACAGAAATGGAACAACTTTGGTGTATAAGTAAATATCCAGCACAAATACGTGATTATGAAAAATTAAAAATGCAAAGATATGATAATATTTCGGATCATACAAATAGTTTTGATTTGTTTTATAGATATGAGCCGAAGATAATTGAATGGCATTATAAATTGAAAGATTCTACTGGTTTAGATGCGAGTGAATTTGCTAGAACTCCAGAACAACTAAAGGAAATATTATAATGATAATAACATTGATTCAAGCAAGAATGAAAAGCACAAGATTTCCAAACAAGTGCATAAAAGATATGGCTGGTATACCTATGACAGCTTATACAATAGAAGCGGCGAAAGCAAGTAAATTAAATCATTTTACAGGTTTGATATTTCCTGATTGTGATAAGCAAACTTTTTTTAATTTATTTTTTGATAAATGTTTTTGTTATGCTAGTAAAGCAAAGGAAGAAGATGTATTAACTAGATATTATGAGGCATTTAAATATATAAATAAAACTACCAAAGAAAATATAAATACTGTAGTTAGAATAACATCCGATTGTCCAATGTTGGCTTTCTATACTAGAGTAATTGATGAAACCATAAACAAACATTTAATAAATAATGCGGATTATACTCATAATAGAGGAATTCATGGTTTCCCTAGTGGTTTAGACGTTGAAGTAATGAAAAGCAGTGTTTTACAATATGTTCACGAGACAGCAAAGGAAAAAGAAGATAGGGAACATGTAACCTTATTTATAAAAAAACATCCTGAACAATTTAAAATACATGAAGTTAACGCAATATTTAATTTTGATTATAAATGGAGTGTAGATACTCCGGGAGATTTTGTAAGGGTTGAAGATATTATTAAAATATTAAAAATAAGGAGAAGATATGAACGATAATATTTATTTAGATACATTAGAATCGGAAAATTTAGAAATGTTGAGACAATGGAGGAATAAAAATTCAAGATATGGTGTTTATAGAACGCCATATCTACTTACTTATAATATGCAAAGAAAATTCTTTGATGATATTGTTAATGATAGAAAAAGTAATTCAAGATTTTTTGGAATATTCTTGAAAGAAATGAACACTATAAAAACTTTTGTGGGTTATTGTGGTCTTGATAATATTCAGTGGGAGAATGGATTAGCTGAAATTGCTTTAACAATTGGACAAAATTATATAGGAAAAGGTTATGGCTCGACAGCTTTAGAGCTTATTTTAATTGAAGCTTTTAATAATATGAGGATTTATAATGTTTATGGGGAATGTTATAATTGTAATCCAAATTTAGCATTTTGGGAAAAAATGATTGATAAATATAATGCATATAAGACAATTTTACCTGATAGAAAGTTCTATGATAATCATTTATGGGATTCTATCTATTTTGATTTTAATTATTATAATTGGAAAAATGAATTATGAAGATAGTTATAGTTACTATAAAAAATGTACATTTGGCGAATGCTGAAATAATGAGAAAATATTTTACTAATATGTTAGTAATCAATGATAAAGAATTTTTAACCTATAAAACTTTAAAAGAATATAATCCTAATTATGTGTTTTTTATTCATTGGTCATGGTATATTCCGGAAGAGATTTATAATAATTTTAATTGCATACTCTTTCATTGTGCGGATTTGCCACATGGAAGAGGTGGAAGTCCTATTCAAAATCAAATATTAGATGAAATTATTCATACAAAAATATGTGCAATTAAAATTGAAAAAAACATTGATTCAGGTGGAATTTATTTAAGTAAAGATATTTGTCTCAATGGAAGTTTAGATGAAATATTTATCAGAATATCAGATATTGTATTTAAAAAAATGATTCCAGAGATAATTAATAATAATTTAAAAGCAATTAATCAGTATGGTGATCCTAAAATATATAAAAGACGAACTGATAATAAAATAAGAGAATCATTTAAATTAAATAAAATATATGATTTTATTAGGATGTTAGATGGTGATGGATATTCCAAAGCATATATTGAATATGGTAAATATAAGATTGAATTTTCACGAGCTGCCTTGAAAAATGATCATATAATTGCCGATGTAAAAATCAGGAGAAATGATAATGCATAATAATGTAATGGCTATAGTAGCTCATCCAGATGATGAGCTAATCGGCGTTGGAGGAACATTGATAAAACATGTAGAAAATGGAGATAGAGTAAGTGTATTAATTTTAGGAACTGGAATAAGTTCAAGATATGATATTTATGAAAATAAAGAAATAGAGCAATCAAGAGAAATATTCAAAAAAACTGATCAATTAAAAAGAATTTCTGAAAAGGTAGCAAAATATTTAAGATATAATGTTTATTTTGATAATTTGATTGATCAAAGATTCGATATTATTCCATTGCTGGAAATTGTAAAAATAATTGAATCATGGATATTTTCAATTAAACCAAATATTGTTTATACGCATAGTTACACTGATTTAAATATTGATCATAGATTAACTTTTGATGCAGTCCTAACAGCAACAAGACCATGTAATAATGATCAAGTAAAAAAAATATATGCTTTTGAAACTTTATCATCAACGGAATGGCAATTTCAGGATTCAAAAAGTTTTAAACCAAATTATTTTAATGCAATTTCACTTGATATATTAAATGAAAAAATTGCGGCTTTAAGAATGTATAAGGATGAATTAAGAGAAAGTCCACATCCTAGAAGTATTGATAAAATAATAGATAAGGCTAGTGTTAATGGAAGTACAATTTTAAAGCAATATGCCGAAGCTTTTGAAATAATAAGAATTATAAAAGATTAAGGAGAAAACAATGGCAAGAAGAATACCAATAAAAGTAAAAAGAATAAATTATTTTAAACATGCTTTTTTTTATTCAAATTATCTAAAAGGAAAAAATATTATTATAATTGGTCCTAGTGATATTTTAAATGGAACCAAACAAGGAAAAAAGATTGATAGTTATGATATTGTTGTAAGACTTAATAATACATTTCCAATAAATCCATTACATGAAGATTATTCGGATATACATGAAGATATTGGAAATAGAACAGACATATTATATCATACAGGAGCAATTATGCGTTCCTTAAAATGGGCGGCAAATAGATATAATACAGGTAGAATTAAATTATTAGATAGAGACAAGATAAAATGGATTGTTGCAAAACGTGATCCAGTCTATGGAGCCGAAAAAGAAAGAAGGGCATTAAATAGATTTGTATTATTAAATAGAAAATATGTTGCCGCAGAAAAGACAAAAGGAATAACCCTAAATACTGTTTTTGATTTCTTTGTAAATGATTTAAGAGAAAAACTTGATGGAACTGAGCCAAACATGTCAACAATTGCAATTATGCACTTATTAGAATTTAATATTAAATCATTAGAAATATTAGGGTGTGATTTCTATTCTGGATCATATCATAAAAGTTATTTTATTCCTGATTATTTAGAATGGGATAATTTAAATAAAGTATTAATAAGAAAAGATGGACAAAAAAGAAAAACACCACAAGCACCACATGATTATAAAAGACAAATTAAATTTTTACTTAATGTTTTTGAAAATGATAAAAGAGTAATTATTGATAATGCAACAATAGAATTATGGAAGGAAAAATTAAAAGATGAAAAAATATGATATAAATAATGGAACATTAGAAGATTGTCTCAAATATTGGGCAAATCCTGACAGAATAAACGAGCCTATCACATATAATGCGGAAAATACACTTGAAAGAAGTGAATTATTATTAGAATTATTTGAAAAATTCAAGATATTTAAAAATGATAAAATTCTTGAAATAGGTTGTAATTGTGGTAGAAATTTAAATTATTTGAGTCAACATGGATATAAATGGTTAACTGGTATTGATATAAATAAAAAAGCTTTAGAACTGCAAAAAGAATTATTTCCTGATTTGAAAGTAAATTTGATACATGACTCAATAGAACATAGTATTCCTAATTTTTACAATTCCCAATTCGATGTAATTTTTTCTATAGCAGTCTTACAGCATATACACATTGAAAGTAATTGGATATTTGGTGATATAGCAAGAATAACAGAGGGATATTTATTTTTAATTGAGCTTGAGGCAAGAGATTATGAAAGCATATTTAAGGATAGAGGATTTGAATTAATATATTCTGAAAAATGTAATAATACTAAATATTTTAAGGAGTATAGAATATACGTTTTTAGAAGGTGTAAATATGATTGATGTAATTTATTTAACTGGTGGAATAGGTAAAAGAGCAAATTTAGGATATCCTAAACAATATGCTAGGTTAAAAGGTAAACCTATAATGATATATGGATTGGAAACTTTAAGTAAAATCGAAGAAATTGGGAATATTTTAATTTCTTGTGACACTGATAATTCACATGTTATTGATATTATTTCAAATTATGATTTTGATAATATTGTATTGTCAAAATCCAAGGAAACTCGTCAAGAATCAATTTATAATGAATTGAAACATATCAATACTAATCAAGTCTTGATATGTGAGAGTGTAAGACCTTTTATGAGTGAAAAATTAGTAAGAAAAGTTATTAATATGGATAGTGATTGTGTTATTCCAATTGATTATTCTTTGGCAACTGTTGTTGATATATTGGGAAATACTTTTGAAAGACAGGACATAGGGTGCGTTCAAATGCCACAAAAATATAATACTGAAAAATTATTAAAAGTTCATGAATTTATGAATGCTAAAAATGAAACTTGTACGGATGATTACGACTTGATATCTAAATATAGATTTATGCATGGGGAAAAATCATTTAGTCAATTTCCTTTTAATCGAAGAGTCGTTTTTCATGGAGAAATAGAGAATATCAAAATTACTTATCCTATTGATCTTAAGATTGCAGAAGCTATTTTAAATTATATGGAAGGTGGTTTTCTTGAATAGTATAATTATAACTGGCTCTAGTCGTGGAATAGGTGCGGCAATTGCTAAACAATGGTGTAAAAGAAATAAAAACAATTTATATTATGCAATTTCAAAATATAATGATTTTGATGTTACAAACTTCAAACAATTCGAGAAATGTATTAAAGATTTTTATGATTTTGAAAGTGATTATTACCTTCCATATGCATTAATAAATAATGCAGGAGTAGCCGAACAAGGAAATATATTAGAAATAGATATTGATTCAATTGATAGACAATTTAATGTAAATTTTAAAGCTGTTGTAAATTGTACTCAACAGTATGCAAAATTTTGTATCAAGAAAAAAATAAAAGGTAAAATAATTAATATTTGTTCTACTGCTGGACTTGGAGCAAGACCTGGGCGATCGATTTATGCAGCCTCCAAAGCGGCTTTGATTAATTTCAGCTTATCAATGTCGGAAGAATTAAAACCGTACGGAATAAAAGTTTATTGCATATGTCCTTCCGCTGTAAATACAGATATGAGACGTTTTCTTGAGCCTGATGATAATTTTGAAAATATGCTACAACCTGAGGAAGTCGGAACATTTGTTTGTGATTTAATTGAAAATGGAAAATATTTAGACAATCATATTTTGGAGGTTAAGAAATAGAATGAAAATTTTAAATAAGGCACATTATACAATAGAAATAGATGGAATTACTTTTAAACCTTTTAAAGAAATAGAAATAACAAAAATTTCCGATCTCACATTACGTAAAATGAGAATGAATAGAAGCTTAAGGATTGGAAAAACAAATAATCAAAGTTATATTGAAAGACATGGACTTATTGATGGAAATAGAATTAACTTTGTTTACGATAATCTTAACCAGCACGCCGGAGCTAGTTATGTTGGAGCAATACAGACTTTGGCAAATCCAATAATGAAACATATGTCAGATAAAATGATTGGATATACTAAGCATCCGCTAACTGGAATGAATGTAAGATTTTTTAATAGTGCTAGAATAAACGAACAAGGAAAAGCCCCAGTAGGACCCCATGATTTATTTTTTTCTCATGGAATAGGTGATAAAAATTATTGGAAAGGCTCAAAGATAAAAGATTACAAATATGTTTTTGTTCCGGGACCCGCTTGGGAAAAGAGAATGAGGAATACTGGGTATAAAGGCGAAATCTTTATTTGTGGATATACTAAATTAGACCCGATAATAGGAAAGGAACCAATTAAGAAAAATTCTAAGCCGACAATAGTTTGGGCGCCTACTCATGGATATCATTCTAAAAATAGGGGAAGATCAAGTTTTCCAATGTTTCAAAAATATTTGAATAAAATTCCAAAGGATTTTAATCTGGTTACAACTTTACATCCAACTACTAGAATGCATAGAAAAGAAAAATTATCACCAATTGAAATCTTGTTAAATGCTGATATTATAATTGCGGATGCTGGATCAACACTTTACGAAGCATGGATATTAGGAAAACCAGTTATTTTTCCTGATTGGATTTGTTGTAAAGATGTATTAAATCATTTTAAAGGTGATACTGCAAACTTTGAATATCAGATTTATTCAAAAAAGATAGGCTATCATGCAAAAAGCATGGAACATATGATCAAATTATTTGATATTGCTTTAAATGATGGTATGAGAGACTTGGAAAAAGAATTTATTGAGGATATTTATCCTTCAGATATTAGAGGAAAAGCCGGAGAAATAGCCGCAAAACAAATTTTGGAATTGGCAGATAGATTGAAAATATGATCAGTATTGAATTATCAAAAAAATTAAATATATCACATAGAGCAATAATTTTATTATTGAAAAAATATATTGATGATTTTAAAAAATATGGTGAAATGAATATTATTACTGTAAAACGTGATAAAGGAACCACAGGAGGAAGACCTTATCAATATTTTGAATTAAATGATAAGCAAATAGATTTATTGATTATATATTTATCTCCTAAAAATAATATAATCAGGGAATATAAAAAACTTTATATTCATAAATTGTATAGAAATTGATATAATATTATATGGCTTACAAAGGATTGACAGGTTTTTGATGTTACTTATTGATTTAATGATGTTATGAAATAAAAAGAGTTTAACAGCTCTTTTTATTTTTTTTATATTTACATTCTAATTATAGAATGCTATAATTAGAATTATTAATTGAAAGGAGAATTTATAATTTATGCTTAATGATATTGAATTTATTATTAATAGAGAAAAAAGAGATAAAACAAATGAAAATTATCAAAAACAATGTGATAGAGCTTCCATAATGATTGATAAAAAATATTTATTTATGCTTAAGGCATTATCAAAGGAATTTAATACAACAAATAAATCATTTATAGAAGTAACCATAAAACATTTATATTCAGAAATGGAAGGAGGAAATGAAATTGAATAAGGTTATTAATAAGATAAATAATGAACAAATAGCATTAAATGTAACAATCGAGGAAATGTTACTTGAATATAAGTCAGAATTATTTAAATTTAATAATAAAAAGAAAATCTTTGATTATAGAATAAAAAAATATGATGATAATATAAGAAAATTTCAAAAATACAGTAATACAAATGTAGGACTTAGAGCTGATTTATATTTGACTACTTGTGAGGAAATGATAAAGAAAAGTAAAAATTATATCAATGATATAGCTGAGGAAGTTAAATCAAAGGAAGAGTTTTTAAAACATGAAATTTGGAAATTATTATTTGAAACTCTTGTTAATAATGTTATTCATAAAGATACAATTGTAAATAAAAATAATTGGTTAGTATATTCTTTGCCATCCGCAAAAATATATTTTAAAAAACAAATAATTATAATTGATGATGAAGAAGAATTATATAATTTTTTAGTAGAAAATAAAATTGAAAAAAAATATCTTGATATAGATCAAAATGTCTTGATTGAGATATTACGCAAAGATTTATATCTTTGTGATGATGGAAGTATATCAAATAGTGATGGATTAATTTTTAAAGGATTATCTTTAAGTGCTCCAGATATAAAAATCAAATTAAATAATGACTAGAAAGGAAGAATTATTATTATGAATGCTATGGAACAATATATAATGAATGCCATTGAAGAAGGTACAAACCTTTTAAAAGATAGTGATTACATTGTAGAATATAGAAAAAAAGTTAATAAAGCTATGCAATTATTATTAGAAGCTATGAATTTAATAAATGTTGATGATTAGGAGATGATTAAAATGAGATGTAAAGAAAAAGTAATTTATACAGAGGATCAAAAGAATCAAATAAGAGATAGCCTTGAGAGAATATTAATATATTATGGTGCAAAGCCAACAAATTATAATTGGAATTGTATTCCACATAGACATAAAAAACCTGATTATGATTTGTCTATAAAAGGAAAAGTCTGTTGTTGTCATTGCGGACTTAAGGGAGATTCATTCAATGTAATTTCCGAACTTGAAGGATTAAATATAAAAAAAGATTTTCATCTTATAATAAAAAAAGGACTTGAAATAATAGGACTTAATCCTACTATTTCAATGAAATATAAAAATTGTAAAAACATTATTAATGGAAATTCAGAAATAAAATTTAAAAATCTTAATAAGTTTAATTTAACAAATATTATACTACAAAATTTTAAAAAATCTAAAAAGTATACATATTTTTATAAAAGAAATGTAGGTAATAAGTTGATTGAAAGATATAAAATTATTTGTGAAAATCCAAAAAATATTTTTCCAAGAGATTTATTGCCACAGGTAAATAATTTATGGGCATATCAAAATATAATTCCAGTTTGGGAGGAAAGAAAGGTTGTAAATGTAATATTAAGACGAGATGATTATTTAAATACGCAAAATAAAAAAATACTTAATTTAAAAGATTTGCCTTTAAAAATTTGGAATGCTGGTTATATTAGGCATTCTCAAAAAAATGATAGTATCTTTCTAACTGAAGGCGTTTTTGATGGTTTAAGTATAGAATCAATTGATAATAAAGCAATTGGTTTAAACTCTATTTCTATGATCAATAAATTTTTAGAAATAGTTGAAGAATTTATTGATCAATTAAGAGAAAACAATGTAAAATTCTTTATTTGCTTTGATAATGATCAAAGAAATCAAGAAAAACCTAATAAAAAAATGCCATCTGAGATAGCAAGAGAAAAACTTGATTTTGAACTAAGAAAAATGGGATTACATTGTTTTATTTTAAAATTAAATGAATATAAAGATATAAATGAATTTCATAATAAAAAGCCAAAAACTTTTAAATATGAAATTCTAAAAGCTATAGACTTTGGAAGGAATGTAAAATGAATAATTGTAAAAAATATGATCAATGTGTAAATCATGTCAATTGTGATAAATGCATTGACTATGATTTATATATTAGCAAGGAAGATAAGGAGGATAATGAATAAATGATACTTATTAAAAAAATTTGTATAAGTATAACCGATTCTCAATATTTATATATATCTTATAAAGGAATTGAAATTAGAATATATGAAAATCAAAGGTATTTAATAGAATATATTTTAGATCAGATAAAAAACAAGGAAGATAATTTTAATAGAGTATATGATTTTTCATATAATTTAAAAGATTTATATGATCAATGCGATAGAAATAATTTTTTTATTTATGCCTTTTCATATCAGAATAAAAGTTTTGTTAAGTCTGAAATATTTTCAAAATGGAAACGTTTAGGAAAAGTATTGCAAAATAAAAGAAATATTATATAAAAACGTCAAATGATCACACTAAAACTAAACAAACAAGCATGTTTTGAATTCTATGTAGAATATTCAAAACATGCTTGTTTGTTTTCGTCATTTAGGGTATAATTGCTTTAAGCCGACGGGCGTTGAACGGAATTAATTGTCGACAGACATAAAACGGGAGGAATTCAAAATGTTGAAAAAGATTAAAAAGCTATTGTTATCTAGTTTCCTATTGCCTATAATACCGATATTATCGATTCCTGATGATGGAAATCAAAGTTCCGAAGATGGTAAAAATGATACCAATAATGATGATAATAATAAAAATGATGACAATGAAAATGATTCAGGCAAAGAAACCAATAAAACTGATGGCAGGGTTATTTTTGATTCTCAAGATGATTTTGATGCCCTTATACAATCAAGAATAAATAAAGCAGTAAAGAAAAAAGAAGAAGAAATGGCAGCCAATAAAGCTAAGGAAAGCATGACAGAAATAGAAAGATTAAAAGCAGAAAAGGAAGAATCAGATAAAAAAGCATTGGCAGCCACAAACAAAGCAAATCGAACACTAATCAAAGCGGAAGTAATTTCCCAAGCGACAAAATTAAACATAGTTGACCCTAGTGCGGCTTTTGCTCTAATGGATTTAGATAATGTTACCATTGATGATAATGGAAATGTTAAAGGTGTAGGAGTATCTTTGAAAGCATTAATCAAAGAAAAAAGTTATCTTGTAAATGAAAATCATAGTTCTGTAAAATCTTCTGGCGATGATCAAAACGCCGGAGCAGGAAAGAAAAAAAAGAATTTTGATATGAATGCATTGATTCGTAGAGCGGCAGGAAGGGGCGACTAGTAAAAGGAGTTGTCTTGAATGGCTACAAGTATACCAAGGGCTGGTGTTGAAACATTAATGCCTGAAGAATATCAAAGAGAAATTATTGAAAGTGTACCCGAACAAAGTGTCGTTATGACTCTTGGCAATAGAGCGCCTGACATGTCTAGGGCGCAAAGAAGGATTCCATGTTTATCTGTTTTGCCTACAGCATATTTTTCAAATCCTGGTCCCTCAACTGTAGATGAAGAAGATCAATGGAAACAATTAACTGATATCATGTGGGAAAATAAATATATTGATGCCGAGGAACTCAATGTCATGGTAGCAATACCAGAGGCAGTCTTTGATGATGCTGATTATGACATTTGGGCTGAGGCAAGACCTAAATTGATTGAAGCTTTCGGAAAAGCTTTCGATCAAGCAGTATTTTACGGAGTAAATGCTCCATCTATATGGCCCGATAATATTGTTATGGCAGCTACAGCCGCAAATAACTTCGTTACGATAGGAAGCATTGGCACTGATATATTCGACGATATTATGGCAGAGGGTGGAATAATATCAAAAGTTGAAGAAGATGGATTTATGGTAAACGGACATGCTTTATCAATGAATATGAGGTCTAAATTGAGAGGTTTAAGAGATAGTCAAGGAAATCCTGTCTTTAAGGCACTAACTAAAGAAGGAGTCCAAGGAGCCACAAATTATATGCTTGATGGGGAACCATGTTATTTCCCTAGAAATGGATCAATTATAAGGACAAAATCTCTTGATATCTGTGGAGATTGGAGTCAATTGATGTATGCTATTCGTAAAGATGTTACTTGGAAAATCTTGACGGAAGCAGTTATTCAAAATCCAACAACCAAAGCAATAGTTTATAACCTTGCACAACAAAATATGATTGCTCTTAGAGCTTCAATGAGACTTGGATGGCAAGTGCCTAATCCAATAAATCGCCTCAATACTGACGAGGACACACGTTATCCATTTGCAGTATTGGGAGAAGAGGCAAGCTAAATTATTTTAGCTTGTCAAGGAGTTGATAAAAATGAAAGCTAAAATTGAATTTCTAAAAGAAAGATATTACAAAGGTAAAAAAGTTAAAAAAGGTGATATTCTAATTATTCCAATGCAGGATGCGAAAGCTTATATAAATTTTAATGCCGCAAAATTATATGTTTCTAAAAAGAAAATTTTATTAGGACAAAGAACATATAAAGAATTACAAGAACTTGCAAAAAAAAATGGGCTACCTGCTGTTGGAAAAAGAGAAGACCTTTTAAGAGCTTTAAGAGCTAAAGATGTTAGTTAGTTAGTTGATGTGAAATTATGAATGATGTAAATATACAAATAATACATTAGAATAATGAGGTGTTTATAATGCCTTATACATTAAATAATTATCCAGATAGAATAAAAAGTTTACCATCCAAAGCTAGAGAAATTTGGGTCAAAGCTTTTAATAATGCATATATTAAATATAATGGAAGTGAACAAAAATCCAATGCGACAGCTTGGGCGGCTATTGAAAAAGCTGGATATAAAAAAGATTCACAAACAGGAGAATGGAAAAGGTGGCGATAATTAATGGCATATATAACAAGCTCAGAATATGCGGCATTAACTGGAAGAGATTCTTCGGAAGCCACTTCAATTAGGATAAATATTTCCTCAAGATTGTTAGATTCCAGAATTGGAAATTATGGTATTTATGAAAATGGTTGGAAAATTGATACAAGCTCCTCAACTTGGTATGTAACTTCAATATTCTTGACTGATGATAGAGAATTTATAAATGTTTCTAATACAAATTACAGAATTGAAGTTACAACAGGACAAAAGGATGCTATAAAAATATGGATTGCTGGAATGATAACAGAATTATTTAATAGTGACGATATGGCAAGCAATGAAGATAATTTAAAACTAGGTAGATTTAGTGTAACAAAAAGTAAAAATTCAAGTGGTACAATATTACCACAAAGTATGGGATATCATGATTCAATTTTGATTTCTTCAGGAATAATTGAAAGAAGGGTGGGCTTAAAATGAGTTTACCTGCCTTTAACAAAATGATGACCCATATAGTAACTTTAAGAAAAAGACAAAGAAATTCTGCAGGCGATTTTTCAGATATTTCCAGCACAACAGGATTAAAAGGGTTTGTACAATACGGAAATAATTTGATTGAAAATGAAAAAGGGGAAAAAATCTTATCAACTGCAATTGTTTTCTTAAAAGATAATTGTGAAATTGATATTAATTATCCATATTGGATGATAGATCAAACTTCACCATATACAAGATCAAATATGGAAGTATTAAAGATTGATCCTATTGATCATCCTTTAAAAGCTGGAAAAACACATCATTTTGAAATTATGGTAAGGTGATATTATGTGGAAAATGTGGAGAGGCAATGAATTAATGCGATTGATTGATCAAGGAGCCAGAACAGGAGTATATATGACAATTGAAGAAGTTATTGGAGAATCGAAAAGTCAGGTTCCATTGGATGAGGGAACATTAAGAGATACAGGAGTGGCAGTAATGGACCCTAGTGGAAAACCTGCTGGGTGTGCTACTTTTGGAGGAGGACCCGGCACTGGTCATCCTGTGGTTCCGTACGCTATTCGGTGGCATGAACAAAACGCAAATTTTCAGCATGGAAGAAAAAGATTTTATTTAAGAGATCCACTTAATAAAATTGTTAAAAAGAAACTTCCCGAAAATATAGCACTTGCCATGGCAAATATATTGAAATGATAGCCGATGATTTCATCCAGTGGCTTGAAAATAAAGGTTTTGGAACTGTTGGAACTAATTTATTCGATAATTTTCAACCTTTAGACCCTGACAATTGTATAACTGCTTTCGATGTTGATTCTCCACAGATTGACGAAAGTTCCAGTTTGAAAATCGATCAATTCGGATTGCAAATAATTACTAGAAATGCAAGTAAAGCACAAGCGAAAACAATTTTATATAATATCCATAAAAGTTTTATTGGGTTTGGTGGTGAATCTCTTGTAAATGGTGGAAATATTGTAAGTGCTGTTTTTATAGATCAACCTCCAAGAGCAATAGGAAAAGATGAAAAGAATCGTACCGAATATGCAGTAACTTATAATTATAGGTTACAAAGTACGGGAGATTTATACAGATTATAAGAAAGGAGAAATATTAATGTTAAGTAATAAAACTTTTAAAATCTTTAAAAAAACATTGAAAACAATTCTTTTGGGTCCACTTATGCCAGTATTAATGGCAAGTCCAGATAATGTTGAAAATGAAATCAAATTTGCGAATACTGTCGTAACTGTTGATTCCGAAATAGTTTCAAAGGTTACGTCTTTCAATAAGAAAACTTCCGTTTCTGAGGAAAACATAACCGGGTCCGAAGACGTTGTTCCCGGCACTGATGTATTACATGAAGTATTTACATCAATAGCAGTCTCGGAGACCGCTGACGTTGAAGGTATAGCAATAGAATCGGCTGAAAGTGGTCCCGATGATGGTCAATCAGAACTTCAAGATGCTGTAGATGAAGGAAAAATAATAACCATGACCAGTACAAAAAACACTGGATATGGTTGGAGTCTATCAGGATTTTTTACAAGCTATGAAGAAGGAGCCGACACTTCCGGCGTATATAAATGGAAAGCTTCATTTAGAATTAACTCAAAAACTCAAATTGCGCCGGGCTCATAAAATCAATTAGAAAAGAATTAAATTGGGAAAGGTTAGAATATGTCAAAAAATACGAAATTTAAAGATAATGCCGAAAGAATTCAATATCTTGAAAATAAACAGGCTGAAATTGCACAAAATCAAGAATACAATCTTGTTTTTGATTTCGATGAAGCTTTAAAAGAAGATAGCAAACAAAAAATAGAAATTAGATTATTAGGAAAAACTTATTATCTTCCCCAAAAAATGCCTTTTAGTTTTTCAACTTTCTTTTTAAGACATTGTTATAGGAAAATAAATGGTAAATGGATTATAGCTTTTGAAGATAAATATTTAATGCCATTTCTTGAACTAATGTTTGGAAGAAAGTTTTTGGATGATCTTGAAAGATCACGAGATAACAGAATTTCTATGATGTTTGTTTATGAACAAATTGTTCCTAAAATTATGAAAGAGTGGGGATATAATGTCAATCCAAATGATCAAAAAAAAATGTCGATCCAAGGTTGATAATTTGGGCATGGGGAGCCTTGGAGGCTGATTTTCAAAGATTTTATAATATGGATTTAAATTATATTCATAGAAATAATTTAATAACATGGAGAAAATTTTTAATATTAATAAAAGGATTGCCGGATAATTCAGCCTATTATTATTGGTATAAAAATAAAGATAATAGAAATTTTGTTGAATTATCCGAAAATTCAGACATTGATATATATGATTCTATCGGCAAATGTTAAGGGGTTGTTAAAATGTTTATAGTTGGCAGAGTTACCGCTCCGATTGACGCTGATACAAATCCTTTCTTAAATGGCTTGAATACTGCGTTTGGAGCAGGTGCAAGCTTTTCAAGTAAGATATCTAGTCATTTAAAAGGGGTAGGCACTTCAATAACTAATTTTGGTCAAAGTTTAACAAAGTTTATTACAGTTCCATTAGCGGCAGGTGTTTTAGCCGCTGCAAAGTTCGGCAAAGATTTTGAGGCAGAAATGTCAAAAGTCGTCGGACTTGTTGGAGTATCGCAAAAACAAGTAAATTCATGGAAAAGTGAAATTTTAGCTTTAAGTCCTGAAATTGCTAAACCTCCTCAAGAGCTTGCGGAAGCTATGTTTTATGTAACTAGTGCTGGACTTCGTGGAGCCGAAGCTCTTGATGTTTTAAAAATGTCTGGAAAAGCTAGTGCAGCAGGACTTGGAGAGACAAAAACAATTGCTGATTTGGTAACATCGGCAATTAATGCCTATGGCTCCGAGAATTTAACAGCCGCACAAGCTACCGACATAATGGTTGCCGCAGTTAGGGAAGGTAAAGCGGAAGCCTCAGACTTAGCGTCTACAATGGGAGCTGTATTGCCTTTGGCAAGTGAGCTAGGAGTAACATTTGACCAGGTAGCCGCTACGCAAGCGGCTATGACCAAGACTGGAACGAATGCGGCAGAAGCTGCAACACAACTTAAGTCTATTATGTCAGGACTTATCAAGCCTAGTAAACAGGCAGAGGAACAATTGAAAAAAATGGGAACTTCAAGTTCAGAAATGAGAAAAAAAATAAAAGATGAAGGACTACTCCAAGCATTAATGGACTTGCGAGAAATGACAAATAAATATGGTGAAGAAGCTATGGCAAGAGTATTTCCTAACATTAGAGCATTAATGGGTGTTCTTGATTTGATGGGAAATAATCTTGAATCAAACAAAAAAACTTTCGATGCTGTAAAAAATAGTACTGGATCACTAGATAAAGCTTTTCAAGCCGCCTCCGAAACATTAGATTTTAGATGGAATGCGGCATTGTCGGCAATACAATCTAATTTAATCAAGTTCTTTGATGTTATAAAGGGAGTTATAGTACCTGTTTTAGAAAAATTTGTCCAGGGGTTAAACTTTGTAGGAAATGCTTTTCAATCTTTGACACCTTTTCAACAAAAACTAACTTTGGCTTTCGCTGGAATGGCTGCTATAATTGGTCCTATTATTATGGCAATTGGAACTTCTATAGGAATATTAGGAGGTATAATTGGTGGAGTCTCAACAGTATTGGCACTATTAGGAACGGTTTTTGCCTCAATTTCAATACCGATTATGGCGGCGATTGGTATAATAACAACACTTGGAACTGCTTTTATTGGTTTAATTCTTAGTAGTGAAAGTGTTAGAAATGCAATTAAAGAAAAATTTACAAGCATAGGAGCAAAGATCAAAGAAGTGGCAAGTTTCATTCAAATACATTCTAATGATATAAAAAATGCATTTAAAGGATTATTTGAAGGAATAGCCACAGGTAATTTTGGAAATTTTATAAATGCTATGAAAAATATGATTCCTCCTGAAGCTATGACAAAAATTCATAATATAGTAATTAAGTTTGTTGAATTCAGAGATAAACTTATAAGTATAAGGGATAAAATAATAGGTTTTAAAGATAATTTTGTTAGTGCTTTTAATTCAATTAAAGAAAAGGTAAGTTCTGTTGTGGGTGCAATAGTTGGCACAATTAGTGGATTTGTTGATTTAATAAGAGCTGGATTTTCAAATGTAAAAGAAACAATTACAAAATCTTTTGCAGGATTTGATTTTTCTGCCATTAAAAGAGCATTTGATGGAATAAAAGCAACAATGGGTCCCGTTATTACTGTATTTAAAGCTATAGGTATAGTAATTGGAACTGTATTAGCTGTTGTTATTGGAATCGTAGTAGGTTTATTTAATGGAATTGTTAAAGCAATTGATAATGTTATAGCCGCAATTATGAATGTAATTTCATTTATTGCCGGAGCCTTGGGAGTAATCGTTGGACTGTTTACTGGTAATTGGAAGTTAGTTGATGAAAGTTTTCAAAACATGTGGAATAGTGTATTAGAATTCTTTTCCAATATAGTAATAGCTATATGGGATTTAGTAAGCGGATTTGTAGAAGGTATTATTGACTTTTTTACTGGATTATATGAAAAGCTAGTAGGTGGTTCCATAGTTCCAGATATGATAAATGGAATAATACAATGGTTCACTGAATTACCTGGCAAAGTTTTTGAAATAGTATCAAGTTTTATAATGTCAATTGTAAACTATTTTCTTGATTTGCAAGTTAAAATAATTAATACCTTACTTTCGCTTTTAAAGTCATCTATTGACACATGGAAAAATATAAAATCAAAGGCAATAGCTCTTATAATTGCTTTAGTTTTAGATGCAATTAATCGATTTAATACATTTAAAAGCAATTTATCGACAATCTGGACAAATATTAAAAGTAAAATTAGCTCAATATGGGAAAGTGTAAAATCGAAAGTAGTTAGTATTGCAAAAAATTTAATAAGTGATACAAAAAGTAATTTTAATAATTTATTAAGTTCTCTTTCTAGCATCATGAGTAATATTAAAAGTAAAATGAGTTCGGCTTGGAGTTCAGTAAAATCAAAGGCTATAAATGCTATAAAAGAAATGGTAACGGGTGTTAAAAATAAGATTTCTGGATTAGCCTCTTCGGCTTATTCTTCTGGCATGTCCATTGTAAATGGTATAAAAAATGGTATTAATGCCGCCGCAAATGGAACAATAACAGCAATGAAAAATTTAGTAAAAAAATTAAGAGATTTATTACCATTTAGTCCAGCTAAAGAGGGACCATTGAAAGATTTAGATAAATTAAATTTTGCCGGTCCAATTAAAAAATCTCTAGAAAAAGCCGATACTTTAATTTCCGGTGATTTCTTGGGAAATTTACTATTAAATAAAGAGCCTTTATCTATTTCGGAAACAGCAACAACAAAGGCAGTGACATTTAGTGGCGATTTTAATTTTAATGGAATTCAAGATATAGCTGATTTTATGCGACAAATGAAAGAATTTTTAAGAAGGCAAGGAGGTAAATTTTAATGTCATTTGTATTAAAAATTAATAATGAGTTTTTGCCTTCAGGTGTTAAAGTAGCTACTAAAAGTTTAAATATAAGTTATGATGAAACTGGAACAAGAGGCGTTTTAAGTTTTGACTTAATTGATGAAAATTTATCAGGAACATTATTTTATTTTCAATCTATTTGCGGAAAAGATGTAAAACTCTGGGAGAACGGAATATTATTATATGGTGGTAAAATAGATACTCCAACAACAAGAAAAATAAATCAAAGACCAACTACTAGGCAGACAATTACTTGTGTAGATTATAATGAAATTTGCGATAGGATTCCAGTAAATGAATCCTATCCAAAAATGAAAATATCAGATTTAGTCAGAGATGTAATTGATAATTATTTAGTTGATGATGGAATTTGGTATGATGATAACTCTATTGATGAAACATTAAATGAAATATCAGTAAATTGTCCTTATATTTATTGCTCTAAATTATTTAATGAGCTTGTTGATCTTATAGGATGGCAATGGTATATAAGTCCAAGCAAAAAATTTCATTTAGATGACAGAACCTTACATATAGGACCACAAGTAAGAGAAAATACTAATTACTTGTGGACATCTTTAGAAATTGGACAAGATATTTCTGAGCTAAGAACTAAAGAAGTTTTAACGGGTGTACATGCTATAACCGACGAAATTACAGAGACAGCAAATCCAAATCCTGACGATAATAGATCATATTATGTAAGATTTAAACTGAATAATAAACCTAAGCTTTATATAACTACAGAAAAATATAAGAATAATCCAAGAGATCAAGATTTAGTCGATCCTAGATATGTCGGAATAAATGGTTTGGATTCCGATATGTATTGGTATTGGAGCAAAAATGAAAATACAATAACTCAAGATCAAAGTCAAGAAGAATTAGCAATTGGGCAATTTTTGGTATTAAAATATATTGGACAATATCAAGTTGATATTGTAAAAGAAGATGAAGATGCCATAAATGAAAGAAAAGCTGTTGAGGGTGGATCGGGATTATATGTTCACGTTGAGTCAGGAGCAAGTATTGAGGGAATTTTAATCGCTGAAAATAAAATTCAAGCCGATCTTGATAGGTATTCAAGTGTAGCAAATAAAATTCAAATAGAATCATATAATCATAATTGGAGAAATGGACAAATTTGCGATACTATTTTTCCGAATTTTGGTATAAATTCATTATCATCAAGCGGTGGAGGATATCTTGTAAGAAGTTTAAAAATTCAGGATGTTGGTAATAATCTTCCATTTAAAAGAAGCGCCACACTTGTTGATGGAACTCAGATCGGAGGCTTTGTAAATTTCTTTAAAGAATGGATGTCTAAAACAAAAGAATTTACACTTAGAGAAGATGCCTCTATTGAAAAAACTTATGATATAACTGAGGAACAAAATTGGTCTGGAACTGTAGTTATAACAAAATTTGATTGTTTATATCCTGCCGATGATCCCGGTGGACTATATCCATCAAATTTATTATATCCGGGTGCAATTGATACAACAAGAACGGAAACGGATTAGAGGTGATTATGATTAATATTCATGAAAAGTATGGATGGAAAGGCAAAATTAGACTTATAAAGTTTAATACTAAAACAAAAAAAATTGTAACAAATAGAGTTATCTATAATCGACTAATGAATAATGCATTGAATGAAGTAATAAAATGTTTTTATGGAACTGGCGAGACTGATTTATTATTAAAACATGTAGCTATTGGGGATGATAATACGGCAAATTTAGATACTTTAACAAGTTTATATAATGAAGTTTATAGATTTCCTATTATTTCAAAATTGCAAACCGGTACCGGATTAGTACAAAGTACTGGAATACTGTTAGATACTGAGCCAGAAGACTTAAGTGGAATTGTAACAATAAAGGAAATAGGTTTCTTTTGTGGTTCAGAATCCATCAATTGGACGGAAGGCAGTGGAAAAGATACAGGATTAATGATAAGTCGCATAATACTCGATCCTGTCGAATCTAAAACTGCAACTGAACAAATAAATTTTGTCAGAGAGGATGAATTTACAAGGGGGTAATTAATTTGATTTTTAGAATAGATTATAAGATAGACTCAGAAAAAAAGAATGATGAAAAATATATTAAAGATATTTATAAAGAATTTTGTCAAAAATATGTTGATCAAATTAGAAATAAATTGAATTTTAAAAGTGAATTTTTATCGATATTAGATACATCAAATAAGCAAACAACTATTAATGATAATCTGACAGAAAAAGAAATTCAATTAGAAGAAGCTCAAAATCAAACTATTGATATAATTAGATTTGAAATGGAAATGATTAATCCAGTTATATCAAAAGATATGAGAATTAAAAATAAAAAACCTAAAATTTCAAGACCTACAATTACAAAAGAAGAATCAATCGAAAGAAAGAGTAAAAGGAAGGTGATATAATGACTGCCTTTAATGATTTTACTGAAATAACATGGAATGATGGTGCTAGTCCTCCGATCAATGCTGCAAATTTAAATGCAATTGAAGGAGTACTTGGTATAACTGATTTGGAATTGGCAAGAAGTAAAAGTTTTCAATTTAATAAATATTTACAATATTTTAGAAAAAGAAATCAAAAAGATATTTGTTTGTTTAATGAAGATTATACTGTTTACGGTAATGCTAATCCAACAGAATGTACTTTATCAAATGAAACAGCCTTAAATATACTTAATGATTTATGTCTAAAAATGACTATTGCCATAAACAATAGTGGATTTTTAGATTCGTCGATAATTTTATCAAGTGCCTTAGATTTGACAAAATTTTTTGATGAAATCGCTTCAAGTACAGGTGATCATATATTATTAATGTTTTATCTATCTGATATTGCTGCTTATAGCGGAGGATTAATTTATTTTAATATAGGCAATGGAAGTACTGCTAATACTTATGAGTATGACTTTGATGTTGATGCTTGGGGATTTGACACTGGATGGAATGTAGCTTGGGTTCCAAAATCAGATTTTTATGTATGGGCTGGGGCTCCAAATTGGAATAATATTGATTTTGTCCAGATCGAAATTGATTTTAATGCTGGATATCAAAACGAATATATGTTAGTTCAATTATGTCAAATGAATAGACATGATCCAGATGATAGCGATTATTTTAATGCTTTTCAAAAATATTTGGGAAGTGTATCAGGATGGGAAAATAAATTTACACAAGCTTACCCTGTTTGGAGTCTTGTAAATGATGAAGCTGAACAAGTAAATAAATTAGGAATAATGAAATTAAACCCTGAAAATTTTGAAGCACCATTTACGCCGGATAATTATAAAAATGGAATGCTTATATATGAAAATGTAAATTGTTTTATTTCTAGATTTGAATGGATTTGTAAAGAAGCAGGAGAACTTCCATCAATGACATTTTACATTGATTCTACTCATTATGCTGAGGTTTATATTACATCCGATATACTTTATTTAAGTGTTGCTAATGGTGGAGCTGCTGTTGATACTACTTGGAGTTTTAGTAATTCATTAGTTAAAAATGAAAAAATTATAATTTATTTTGAAAAACATAATGATACATTACGTGTTATTGCTTCAAAACAAGGAGAAATAATTGCTATTTGTGAATATGAGACAACTTTTTCAAGTCCTGGAGATATTTATTTAGGAGTAAACAATGGATCAAGTTTTGGTATTTTAATAGACTTCTCTATATCTCATAGTATGAGTCAATTAAATCTAGTAAATGAATATAGGCCAACTGTTATAAAAAAACTTGCTAATGAATCCGTAAGTAGTTCTACAACCTTACAAGATGATAATCATTTATTTGCATATTTAAGACCAAATGAAACATATATAGTCGAATTATATTTAAGAGCTGCATGTACATCCGACGACAGGGATTTACAAGTAGCGTGGGAATTAACTAATTGTGAGCAAATAACTTCTAGGAATGTTATAGGTCCTAGTGTATCGACAACAAGTACATATGCCTCAAATATTAAGATTAGTTGTTTTGATGCTACGGAAGCAGCAGTATATGGAGTAACACAAGATACAACAAGAACAGCAAATATACAAGAAACATTCATTATAAAAACTAGAGAGTTTGGTGGTAAAATTCAATTACAATGGGCGCAATATTCAAGCGGCGCACAAAATTTAACTTTAAGATCAAATTCTTATATGGTATTAACGCCAGTAAATATGCAATAGTAAAATAAAAAAGGTCGGATAAATTATGCAAAGTATTGATTTATTAGTAAAAATAATAGAAATAATTGAAAGAGTAGATAATAAAATTGATAATAACAATGAGCAATTAATAAAGCAAATTGCCGAAAAAATCGAAAAGATAGATAATAAAATTGATAGTTGTGTAACAAAAGAAGAATGTAATATAAAATCAAAAGAAAATATTAATATTAGAAAAATTACAGCCCTTGGAGTAATGTTTGGGGCTATAGGTGGTAGTTTGATTGCCATTATTGACAAGTTAAGAAAATTGATTGAAACATTTATAAAAGGATGATTAAATATGGTAAATATAAAAAAATTATTAAAAAATAAAAAATTTATAATATCTATAATAACATTGATTTTATTGATATTAAATGAAATAGATGTTATTGATATAGACAGCAATAAAATTGATTCAATTATAGATATTGTATTAACCTTGATAGTTTCGGCAGGTTTTCTATTAACTGATTTTAAAAAAACTAAATAATATGTTAAAATTAAATAGTAAAATTAAATAGATGGATGTTTTTCAAAAGGAAATTTATTGTATATTTGTTATAATTGGTTTTACATTGGTTATGTATTGTACTAAAAAAAATGGAGTTTTGAGGTCTCCATTTTTTTAATGTAATTTTTTAATTATTTAATATATTTATCTTTAAATCTATGTAATATATGAAATGATTGCTCAACAGTTAGACTTTGGTTTGATCCGTAGTCAGTTCTAGTTGTTAGTCCTTCGCCATACGCCCACTTAGTATAAGGCATATCTGGATATACTTCCGAAGTTTTATAAGTTATTCCTAATTGACTTAATGTAGCCTTTGCAAGTTCTATTCCAATGCTTTTTATATTATTTATTATCCACAGGGCATCACTTGCGTTATCATGAAAAGCTACCTCAACTAAAGCCGCTGGCGCTACTGTATAAGCTACCTCATACATATGTTTTCCAGTTCCATAGTAATTATAACCGGCTTTTATTCCTCTGTCACTTGTTGGAGTAATTTTAGATATATTAGAATATATCTTTTTTGCAAATTTATGGCCCGTTGACTCATTTAGTTTATAACAAAAAACTTCGCACCCACTACCTCCACCAGCATTGGAATGTATTGCTAAATGCAAGTTTGGATTTTTATTATTACTGTCTGAAACTATTTGAGATAGTGACATTGTCTTTGTTGCCTTATAGACAGTAACTCCATGTCTTTTAAGCTCAGAATAAACAATATCGCCGATTTGGTGCATCCGGTATTCTTCCGTACCATAATTACCTATTCCCTTGTTATCTTCTTGTGTTGATGGACTTATATAAACCTTTGCCATTTTTTTTAACCTTCTTTCTTTTTTATTTTTTAGGAAAACATTCATTATATTTATAACAATGCCAACATTGGTCATCCTCAATTTCTTAATTTATTATAGGACAAATTTAATCATTGATTATCATCTTCTTTTTTATCAAATTTATCTTTAATGGATCTTAAAAAATTAAAATCTTTTTTAAGATTATAAGTTCCTTCTTTTAATTCTTTTATTGTATTTTCAGAATTTTTGGATAAATCTTTTGTTATTTTTAAAAATTTCTCATACTCAAAATGACATCTTATTGTTTTATATATTATATATACAACCGATGAAATAATTAATGCCGCATATATAGGAATAATTATAAATGTATTCATAATCAAAAAATCTATTAACCAATTTTTCATTTTCTATAAATCTCCTTATTTATATTATTTACTTTAATATACAGCTCTATTGCTTTTTTTATCTCTGTCTTTATCCTTGTTTTTTTTTTGGTACAAATAACTTTAAATTGAATATATAAATCATCTGGAATTTTTACATTTAAAGATGTTTCATTTACATCATTCAATTTAACCCACCTCCTGTATATATATTATAGGACTATTTTGTTTAAATGTCAAAGCAAAATATTTTACTAAAATGTCTAGACATTTTTATCGATTTATTATAAAATTAAGCTATAAAATAAAGATTAGGAGGCGTTTTATGTATAACAATCAATTGATAAAAAAACAATGTGAGGTTAGTTACGATAGTGAAAATGGAAGAGTAGAATTAAATTTGGACATAGTAAGAAATGTAATTGCCAAGGGAAATGATTTCTCGGATATGGAAATATTCTCTTTTGTAAAACTTTGTCAATATCAAAGACTAAACCCATTTTTGGGGGAAGCTCATTTGATAAAGTTTGGTGATAAAGTTCAAATGGTGGTTGGAATAGATGTATTCACAAATAGGCTTGACGAACATCCTTTATGTGAAGGTTGGAAAGCTGGATTAATAGTTGAATGTAATGATGAATTGATAGAAAGAGAAGGAACTTTCTATAGAAAAAATAAAGAACAGATAGTTGGAGCTTGGTTTAAATGTAAAAGAAGTGATTGGAACCAAGAATTTCCATGGACCGTTACTCTTGATGAATATTTCAGAACATATTATGACAAGAATTCAGGCAAGACTAAACCAATGAGAAATTGGGCGGAAATGCCTGCAACAATGCTTGTTAAGTGTGTTATAGCTTCAGGAGCAAGAAAGATATTTACTAAAGATTTCAAGGGAACATATAGTAATGAGGAAATCGGTGCAGAAATCAACGGCGATAATATTATTGATATACCTCTAGATGATAAAAATAAAAAGACTACTAATAATAATACAAAATCTTTATTTGTTGATAAAAATGATATTGATAGAATGTACAAGGCTATGAAGTCAGACATAGTAAAATTAAATTCAGAGGAAGAGTATAAAATCATTGAATATGTAATCAAAGCATTAATTAAAAAGAATCAATTAAAAGAAAAAACTGAAATTAGTAAGATTCCTAAAAATATGGTTGAAACAATGATTCTAGGAATAAAACAAACAATAGAGCTTGCCGAAAAGAAAGAAAAAGAAAAAAATAATGATCAAAAAATAATTGAAATGGAATATACCCCTGTTGATTCTAAAAATACTCAAAAAACTAATGATAATAAAGATGAAAAAGATAATAATGGGGGCAATGTAAAAGATGAAAAGACTAAAAAATAAAAAGAAATATAAAAGAATTGTTTTTAAGTCTGGAAATAGCTTAGTTATTGCTATTCCTTCGAAACTAAGAAAAATAACTAATATATCCGAAAAAGACATATTAAATATTTATGAAGAAGATCAAAAAATCATATTGGAAAGGACGATACTAAATGAATAAATCAATTAAAAAAAACTCTATAAATCTAAATGATGATTCTATGAAGTTAATATTTGCAAAAAAAATCAACTTCATAGAATTTAAAAATTGGTATTTCAAAAATTTAAAAAAAATCAAAATTTCTGAATACTTAACAATATCAGAAATAATGTTTAAAAATTATCTATTAAATCCAAATGCAAATATATCAAAAATTATCTTATTTTACAATATTTATAGAATAAGAAAAAAAATATTAAATATATTATAAAATTAAAAATATGTAACATCATAAATAAAAGGGGGCAAATTTGTCTCCTTTTAACATTTTTGTTGACAGTATTGATTCCACGTAATATAATTATAGTATATTGAAAAAATAAATTAACTCAGGAGGATTATTATGGAAAAAATAAAAATTGATATTCAAAATGAAATATATTCAAATGGTGATTTTCATATCTATGCAGGTTGGATGGGTAGTGAGTCAGTCAGCGTGAAAGTTGACGGATTCGAGCTTGCCGATGGGGAAAAGACATTGGTTGGAATAATGGGAAATTATAAGGGTCAAAAATCTTTTCAATGTAAGTATGAAGAATTTGACTATAATTCAAAACAAGCTAAAAGCAATTTGCTTTGTTCAATACCGGGAATCAAACAAAAAACAGCGAAAAGAATCTTAGATCAAGTCGAAGATATAAATATTTATAAAACAGATGACTATCCTAAAATAAAAGGTATTGGAGCAGGAACAGTTTTATTAATTCGAGAAGGTTTACAAAAGTTAGAATCAATGGAGACTTTTAAGGAATTAAATATGATGTTAGGCGATAAGATCAGTCCGACCAAAATAAAATCAATCAATGAATTAGTCGAAAACTTAGAGCATGGCCTTGATGAATTTAAACTTAATCCATACAAAATCTTAATTGAAAATGCTGATTTTGGCTTTAAAGCTGCTGATAAAATCGGCTTAGGAGTTGGCGTAAAAGTAGATAATCCTATTCGACTTAAATATTTGGTTGAATATGTAGTTAAATATTATACTAGTATGGGAAATTGTTATATCTTAAAAGATGATTTGTTAGATAAATTATCTTCTTTAAATATAAGAAATGTGGATCAATTTGTCGAAGAAAATGAAAGATTGGAAATTGATGGTGAAAAAGTTTATACAAAAGATATGTTTGAAGCTGAGACTAGAATTCCTTATCATTTAAGAAAAATTCAAGAACAAAAAACAGATATTAAGATGTTAGATAAATATGATATAGATGAATTGATAAAAGATTTTGAAAAAATTAATAAAATGAAATTTGATAAAATGCAAATTGAAGGTATAAAAAATATTGTTAATAATAAAGTAAGTATTTTAACAGGTGGAGCAGGTTGCGTTGATTGTGACACCGAATTTTTCAATGGACATAAATGGAAAAAAATTAGTGAATATCAAAAAGGCGAAAAAGTTTTACAATATAATCATTTTGGTAATTCTAATTTAGTTTATCCTTTAGAATATCATAAATATAAGTCTGAATATTTGTGGCATTTTAAAACTAATAGAGGTTTAGATCAATGTTTAAGTGATGAACATAATGTTATTTATATGACATCAAAAGATAATTTATATCGCAAATCTTTTAAAGATATAAGAATAAATCATGAAGCTACAAAAGGATTTAGAGGAAAATTTCTAACAACTTTTAATTATTCTGGAACAGGTCTTTATTTTAACGAATTTGAAATTAGATTACAAGTAGCGATAAAAGCTGATGGATGTTTGAGAAATGAAAATACTTATCATTGGGAATTTAATTTAAAAAAACAAAGGAAAATAAATAGATTAAGAATGTTACTTAATAAATGTAATATTACTTATACTGAGACAAAACAAAAAACAGAATATACAAGATTTTATTTTAATTATTATACTTCAAAAATATTTGATTCTGAATGGTATTTATGTAATAAAGAACAATTTAATTATATTTTTGATGAAGTTACACAATGGGATGCAAGATATAAAATTAGAAATGATTTCTCATCTACAATAAAAGAAAATGCTGATTTTATACAATTTGTTGGATCTTCTTTAGGATATAGGACTAATATTTCTATTTTAGATAGAGTAGGAACTAAAAAAAATAATAATTATGAATATAAATCTATTGAATATATAGTGCATTTTTCAAAACACACTTTAATTAGTTTTACTCAAGAAAGAGAAAATCATATTAAAACTAAAATAAATAAATATAAAACAAAAGATAATTATAAATATTGTTTTACAGTACCATCAAATAAATTAATCTTAAGAAGAAATAATAAAATATTTATTACTGGTAACAGTGGTAAAACTACTCTTTTGAAGTGTGCATTATTTATTTTAAAAGAATTAAATTTTCGTCCTTTCTTAACCGCTCCGACTGGAAAAGCTTCAAGAAGAATGGAGCAAGCAACTGGATCATTGGCAACAACAATACATAGATTTTTAAATGTTGCTGAAGATTCTGGAACTCATCGACAATCTGTAATGGTTGTTGATGAGTTTTCAATGGTTGATACGGAATTATTTTATGATTTATTAAGAACGATGGAGGATTCACCAATTGACTTTAAAAAGTTAATTCTTGTTGGTGATCCGGGACAATTGCCAAGCGTTCAACCCGGAAACTGTTTACATGATTTAATTGAATCAAAGATAATATCATGTGTAAAACTTCAAAAAGTTTTTCGTCAAAAAGGGGATTCAAACATAATTGATATTGCAACAAAAATTAATAAAAATGAATGTTTTGACTTATCTATTAAAAAGAAAGATTTTTATTGCAAACAAGTGAATGATTCTACTTGTAAGGATTCAATATTATATTTCTTCAATTATCTTTTAGAAAAATATGAAGACATTGACAGGTTTTATTCTGAAGTTCAATTTATTGCACCAATTAAAAAGGGTGCTACTGGTGTTAACAATATAAATGAAATGTTGAAAAAACAAATAAATCCTGTAAAGGAAAAAGATAAGTTGTCAAAATGGTTTCCCTTTGATAAGGGCGACAAGATCATGTGCATAAAAAATGATAGAGAAAACGAAATTATGAATGGTGAAAGTGGTCGTATCTCGGATGAAGATAAAACAACATTTTCTGTATATTACAAAGATTTGGATAGAACTGTTTGCTATAAGAAAAATTCTGAGACTGTTAAAAATTTTCAATTAGCTTATTGTTCTACAATACACAAACTTCAAGGCTCAGAATTTAGATATATCGTTATTGTAATGAATCAAGATTCACCTTTTATGGATTCTCGTATTTTATATACAGGAATAACCAGAGGGAAGCAAACAGTTATTTATCTATCAAACAAACAAACAACCGAGAAAGTTGTCGCAAGAAATAACAGAGAAAAAAGAAATACATTCTTAAAGGAACGAATGATTTCAGAATTCAAGGAGGATTTCTAAGATGAAAATATCAAGAGTTATGCAATATACAATTAATGACGTTCAAATTGGCGATATTATCGCCTTGAACGTTTGGCAATATCATGAATATATAATTATTATTGGTGAAATAATAAAAATTGAAGGTAATTATATAAGAATCAAGGATAATAACTCTAATGAATATCAAGAAAATGCTAGACATATAGATATTGAAAAGACTATTGAACTTAATAATAATAAAGATAATTATATTAATAAACTTGAAACAATAGAAAATACTTTAAATGAAACTATCAAGTTAATTAATTTAGAATTAAATGATCTTAAAAGCTATTTTAGTATTAAAGGTAAATACGGTTATGAAAGAAAAATCAATGAAATTAGGGATTATTTAAAAATAACATCTTTAGATAATGTTATTACAAAAATAAAACAAGTTTGTAGTTATTTAAGAATATATTAAAAGGGAAGTTCTTAGCTTCCTTTTTAATTGAAAGTAGAAGGAGATTAAATATGGATACTCTTATAACACTTATTGAAAGATTAGAAAATGAAATAAAAATTTTGGAAAATAATATAAACTCATTAAGAGAAAATAATAAAATGCTATTAGATCAAAGAAATGAATATATAGAACTTGTAGAAGAACAAAGGGAAATTATAAAAAAATTGAGAAAAAAATATTAACAATTAAAAAAAGATAGGAGTAAAAAGCAATGAAAACAAGAAGAATACGGACAATGAATAATAAATTAAAACATTATCGGGTTTGGAAAAATAGAACTCAAAAAGAACTATCTGAAGAATTAAGTATAAGTTTTAACTTAATTCAAAAAATTGAGAATTATAATCATTATCCAAAATATCAAGTAAGAAAAAAACTATGTGATTATTTTGGAATTAACCAAGACCAATTATTTATATTAGATCAGAAAGAGGATGATATTAATGACTGAAAAAGAAAAGTTTTTTGAAGCTTTAAAAGATGATAAAAAAAGAGATAAAGTTTTTAAATTTTTGATAGAATCATCCGCAAAAAGAAAGATTGAAGAATTTAAAAAAAATACAGGATATTCTTTAGATGAATTTTTTATTTTATTAGCTGAAGATAAAATAAAAATCATAGAAATAGATAATAAGATTCTTTATAAATGTCAATGTGGAACTAGCCATATGATTTATAGGAAAGAGGAATCAATAAATTGTTTTGAGTTAAGAAATCAATTAGATCCATCAAGTGTTAAAAATATCCCATTTACAGAATATTTTCATTGTTTTAAATGCGGACAAAGAGCTGCAATTTATGGAGAAATAAAAAAAATTGAGGTGATATTTTGAATTATTTATTTGAAGTAAGAGATAAAAGCACTAAACGTAAAATAAAAATTTATGGATCGGCTTTTCATACTATATTAGGACCAGTTTTTATTATTTTTTCAGAAAATCAATTTTTATTTTCAGCTGTTAACAATTATACACCAGCAAAAGAAATAAAAAAAATGAATATACAGATCATTATAATTCTAATGATCAAGAAGGAAGGAATGATGATAAATGAGAAAAGAAGGTAAAATAGCCATAGAAAATAATTTATTAGATAAGATATTAGAAAATAGAAAATCTAATGAAAGTATTGATGATTATATTAATAAAATTTTAGAAGATCATTTTTATTTACTTTATAAAATTGATATTAAACCAAATAAATATAAAAAAGATTTAACTATAGAAGAAATTTATAAATTAAAAGAAAATCCGAATTTCATTATATTATCAGATAAGACAAATTATGAATTGAAAAAAACAAAAGAATTATTTAATAATTTAAAAATTATTGGTAATAAAGAAGATGAATTAATTGGGTATGCATTAAGATTGATTCAAAGTATTAACAATACAAAATTACCTAAAGGAGAATAATATCTATGAAAATATTAAGAATTTTGCTTATTAATACATTAAAAGAAAAAGGACTATTAATTCTAAGTCCTAAATTAAAAATTGAAAATTCGGGCAATTTTCAATCAATTAAAAGCATAATTAGTAAACTAAATATAGAAAATAATTTTGCATATGAAAAAATATTTGCAACTTGTATAACTAAAAACTTAAATTATAACTATGAATACAATTTTAATTATTCAGCAAAGAAATATCAAATGAAAGATAGTAATACTAAATTATATGAAAATTGGGCATATTCTAAGTATAAATAAATTGAGGTGAAATTATGAATCAATTAACAATAGAACGTTTTTTACATAGAAATCCAATAGAATTTAAATGGAATATTTCATTTGGTGATTTACATATTTTTTCTATTGGTGATCCACATATTTTATCAAGAAAATATAATGATAAAGAAATATATCTTGATTTTACAATTAATATTAACTCAATAACTATTATTGGGCTTAATTATAAGGAAGTATTTATAGAAACTAAATTTGGCAAATATTCTTTTAATCGCAAAGAAGAAAGTATCTTAAAAAAAATTCAAGGTAGTAACCAAAAAGAATTATTAATAAGAAGATATGAGAATGATAAGTTATGATCATATTAATTGATTCTAGAGAAAAGGAGAACAGCCATATATTAAATTATATGGCTGTTAATAAAATATCGGTTAAAAGAAAACAAACATTAAAATTCGGTGATTATTCATTTATTGATCATAACACAGATTATAGAAATTTGATTGTAATTGAAAGAAAAAATAGTCTTGATGAATTAGCTCTAAATTTAACTTCAGGTAAAAAAGATAATCCTGTTAATCGTAGGGAACGATTCAAAAATGAATTTAAAAGAGCTAAAGAAGCAGGAGCTAAAATGGTTCTTTTAATTGAAAATGCTACTCAAGAAGATATAAAAGAGCATAATTATAGATCAAAATTACATCCGAATGCATTCATAGGATCATTAAATTCTTGGTATAATAAAGGATATATTGACAATATTTTCTTTTGTCAAGACAAGAATGATGCAGGATGGGCAATGTTAAAGATTTTTAAACAATACCTTAATTTATATGTTAGTAAATAATTACCAAATCAATTGACAAAATACGTTCCACGTAGTATAATTATAGTATAAAGAAATAAAATTTAAAATTCTTAGGAGGAAACTATGAAAAATTTTATTAATAATTTTACAAATTTAGAAATTCAAAGCATTGAAGAAATGGAAGATTGCGGCAATATCGAAGCGTGGATGCTTGTCTCAGATGCAAAAGGAAAATTATCTTATGTTGATTATACTGAGAAAGACTTATTTTAATTTATATTAAAGGAATAAGAGCAAATGGCAAATAAGAATGAATTAATAAGAAATTGTCAGATAACAAGTTGTAAACATAATAATAATGGTACATGTAATTTATCTCCAGGTGAAGATTGTACGGAAGCAACTGTTGTTAAAGACAATACAAAAGTAAAAAATAGAAAAAATGAAAAGGGCAAGAAATGGTATGAATTAGATAAATAACAAAAATTAAAGAAGGGTTTTCCCTTCTTTTTTTATAAATATTAATTAGAAAGGAATTATATTTAAATGATTTGTAACTATAATGATAAAAATTGTTACTTTTACAATGATTGTAATTGTACAAGATCAATTAAAGAAAAATGTCTAAAGGAAATTGATAATACAAGCAAAATAAAAAAAGATGCAAAAAATTATTGGAACAATTTTAAGACTAAAAAAAGATAATTGCTAATTAAAAATTGCTAAGTATAAATTATATTTAGCAATTTTTTTTATCTCAAAATATTTATATTAGCAAAAAATCTTGTTGCTAAATATATTTTTTTTTGCTAATATTAAGATTGCTTGGGAAAACAAAATCTTTGCTAACTTGATTAATTCTTGTCTAGCAAAGATTTTTATTTCTAGCAAAGAAATAAATTAAAAGGTCGAATATCATTAAAAACGTTTTACCTAGCAAAATTTTTTGTTTTGCTAAATTCATTATATATTATACCTAGCAAAAAATAAAAAGAACTTAGCAAATATTTTTTAATTAGCAAATTATAACCTTAGCAATTTTTTTTTGCTAAGGTTATAATTATAATTATCTTATTTTTTCTTTACCTATATAGATAGAAAATTGATTTTCATGATCTCGATTTTCATGATCTTTATATTCATTTAAGTTATAATATTTTACTTCATCATCATCCAGCAAAAAAATATTTAGTCCATTTTTTTTATTAAAAAATATTATGCCAAAGATGAATTTTATTATCAAAACTAATATTTTGTTAGCTCCTTTCTAAGTGATATTTTTATCACATTGATTTTCCACAACAGTCAAGACAAAGTTTTTTTTCGCTATCATAACATTCGATAGAATGTACATCATTTCCGCAACCTCCACCACTACTACTACAAGTTGTTGAATCTTTTTTTCTTAGTTTTTTTCCACAAACATTACATGTTATTTCATCATCATAAAGTTTACCATCTGAATTTTTATTATATGGTGACTTTTTGTTTGAAACAAAGATATATCTTGATATTTTCATCATCTCCTTTTTATAAATCTCTTATGTCTGTTTTTATGCAATCGTCACATAGTCCACGTGCTCTATTGAAACATGCTCCATGCACATATACACTTGATTTATGCTTTTTGCCATGACATATACAAGTTGTATAATCTTTTATATTTCCAGTTTTACCACAAACAGCACATGTAAACTCATTTTCATTATTATTGTTGTATTCATCTTTTTTAAATAAGTCAAAAAATCCCATTTATTTTTCCTTTCTTTTTTTTAGGTCTTCTATCCCCTGCCGAAAAAATGTCTCTATTTTATCATTTTTGACCTCAAAAGAGGGTAGGGAACAACTAAAATTTGTAAATTAAATTAATATCTTTTTTTCTGAGATATTGCCACAGCAATATTTTTATCATGTAAATCTTTAAAAAATAATTCTTTATTGGCGAAAGAAAACCTTATCTTATAGCCATAATTACCATCAAAAAATATAAATGCTCTTTTTTCATTCCATAGAACAACTGTTAATTGTGAAGTCATAGCAGAACCGCCAATTCCTTCATGACCTCCACTTGTATTGCCCCATATTTGAGTAAATGATTCTAGTTGAAATCCTTCATTTGGTTGCTCTATTAATTGTAGCAGCCTATCGTAAATACTAAGGAAAATCCTTGCAATTCTAGGCATATCATAATATCTATATTTCATCATATTCATTTCCCTTTCTACAACTTATTGGAGTGTTATATTCTCCGTAATCTCCGCTTGTATCAGCTTCAAAAACAATGGCTGTATTATCAGTGAATGTTATTTTTATCCTTATAAATTTTATCTATTTCAACAACTTCAATCCTATTTTGCAAGCCAATATTTGAAATATCAGCTCTTATTTTATGTGGTTCTAAGTTGTTTATTGAACAAAAAATATTTAACATTGATTCAATATCTAAGAGATCATTTAAGGAATAAATCACAACGTAACATTTATCATCTTGTCTTATATGATTCATTTCCGAAAATTGTAAAAAATGTTTAGTGTTCTTTTTATCCCAATTAAACTCAAAGACCATCCATTCAAGTTTTTGATATTTATTTGACCTAATCCTTATTTCTAAAAATTGTTTTTCTTCAATTTCTTTTTGGCAATCAGTACACAATGCTAAGTTATTTGTTACATGTACTCTATGACAATATGTGCATTTTATTCTTTTTTTCATTGTTTTATTCCTCCATAGTTTTAAAATTTTTAAATTCTTTTTGAATTCTATTTTTAATTGATAATTATTCATCAATATCAATCTCCAAGCTAAATAATCTCGTTATATCTTCTGGCTTATGTCCATCATATTCTGGGGCGTTTTTCAGAGTTTTTATTGTTAAGAAGTAATTCCAGTATTTAATATTATAATGATAAGTATATTGTCCATCTGGTGTATTAATTCCAACTATAAACATATTATCAAACATTGTATTATCATGATGAAATAAACTTTTCCAAGCTTTATTTCTATATTTTCGACATATAATCGAAAATAAAATCATTCTATGAAAGTATAATTCATCAAATGAATGGTAGCCATCTGAAATTCTACCAGTATAATTCTTTTCACTTTTAAAGATAAGATTACAGTGATTGCATTGAAAAACGTTACCACTTAGAAAACAATTCAATTGCGAATCAAGTTCTAAGCAGTCTGGACATATTACAACTTTAATTTCATTATTCATTATCTATTATTTTTCCCTTCTTTTTTCATTTCTTCAATTAGCCATTTAGAAAAATCTTTATTTTTTTTTACATCCAACATCATTAAAAATAATTTGTGGTACTCTTTCATATGGTGGAAGTCCTTCTTGAATATTTCCAATTTCAACTTGTTTTAACATTTCAAATTCATTAATAAATGTATCAAGTTTTTCTTTTAAAAATTCAAAACAAGCTTGTTTTTTAAGACCAGTTACTATAATGCCAGTTCCAGAAAGTTTCATATGATGTCTTTCGTTATGAGTGCCTTTATGCTCTGTCCAATATTCAATATACATTTAAAAATATCCTCTCTTTTTCTTAGTTTTAAAAATCTATTTTAAATTTTTTTTAAGATTTTTATTGATATCTAATTGACTGATAATAATAAATTTACCTTCTTTCTTAGCTTCCCATTGCTGTCTCAATTTACGATTTTCATATAATTGATTCAAAGCAATATTAAGTTTATCAACTTCAAATTTTTTTGAATCAACTTTTATTTCATAGTCTTTTGTCAATTGACCTGAAAAGAAAAAGTTGATTAGTTTTGCATCTTCATTAATTTGCTTTAATTTTATATAGTTCATAATTTTGCTTCTTTCATTTTTATAAGAACTGGAAGCCAATGCGGCTCCTCATATTCAATAGCTTTTCTAGCTAATGGAAATTTAATTATTTTTCCATCTGCCATATATACTATGACATTACAAACACTAAGTTTTATCTTATCTTCTTCCTCGAGTTGTCTTATTGCCTCTGAAAATTCATCTGACATATTAATCCAATAATACATATTTTTATATCTTGATGGACCAACAACATTATCTCCATTATAGTTAATATTGTTGTCTTCAAACATATCTTCTATTTGTGCGAAGCTTATACCTTCGCTTCTTTCTTGTAATAAATTTAAAATCATTTCTTTCATTTTTTCTTTCATTGTTTTTATCATTCCCTTTTTATTTTATTTTAGGCGGCAATGGTAAATCGTTATTACTATTTAAATCATTTTTGATTTCTTCAGGAGTCATATTATCCCAAATAGTTATATTTTTATTTTTAGTTAATACTTCTGTATTAACTATTATTCGCTTTTTTAACTCATTATCGATTCTTGCATTTTTATATTCAATAAGACCTCTATCAATAAGACTTTTTTTATCATTCCAATTAAAGCCTTTTTTTTCTAAGTACTCTTTTAATGGATTTAAAATAAAATATATTTGATCTTCCCTTACTGCTCCATAACAATAATTACATTTAAATTCTTTTCCAGTAATTTTAAAAGCATTTTCATTGATATCATAAAATTCTATTATTGTACGTAACATTTTTATATCAGAATCTAAATTTTCAATATCTTGTAATTTTTTAACAAATATTTTGCCTAATTTAATCGAATAATTAATATCATCAATATCAAAAAATAATTTTCTATAAATATAATTTGCTAAACTTATAGAAGCTATCATATATAAATGTTGTTTATTTTTGTTTTTATTGTATATCTTATTTAAGATTTCTTGATATATATTATTTAGAATTGGTTTTAATTTAATTACTTCCTGTATATATAATTCGCCTAATTGCCCATAATTATTTTTAATGAATAGATAATTATCTCTTGCAAATTCTTCCTTTGAAAAGTCATCTAAATTTTTAAGGTTTTTTGGTACACAATCAACAGATAAACATATTACTCGATTTATTTCACCTTCTTTATTTGAATCCTTTTCCATTGAATGTTCTGAAGTACACGACATTATAGTTCTCCATGTTACTGACTCCATTATTTGTGCATTTTTATTTAATCTTTGTCTGCCACTTTCATTCCCTACTCCATAAATATCTATTGTTTCTTCCTTTATTTCATCAATATAAAATGGCAGGTTATGAAATTTGGCTAATTTCTCCATTAATACAAGTTTTGTGTGTCCACCTGAAGAACTTAATTTTTCAGGATCACCAAAACAAGCTATTCCAAATTTATTTGCTAATGATTTAAAAGTACCTGATTTTCCATAATAATTTATGGAAAAACTTCTTATTCCTATAAGATCGATAAGAGGTGCAGCAAATTTTTCAGATATTATAAAGTCACTATCATAATTATCATTAATAAAATTTTTTAATTTGTTAATAAATTTATTAATTTCCCCTTTGGGCTGGAAGGCTTTTATGGTATTTTTTAAATATTTGCTTGTATCTCCTGTAAAATCAATATTTAATTTATCTGAATATGGAAAAAATTCCGTATTATTTTCATTCCATCCCATGTATGGAATAGTTATTTTATCTGGAATTTCATTTTCTGAACTTATTCGAGTAAATAATGTAGTTAAATCTTTTTTAAATTCTTCATTTGTATTGACTGCCAATGAATTCATTAAAAAACTTACACATAATCCCCATTTTCCTATAGTTTCAGCCGAACATAATTCAATCCTTGATTCTTTTGTTACCGGATCAAAACTTTCAATTTCAAATTGATAAATATCATGATATTTACTATAAACCTTTGATTTAATAAAAAGCCATTTATCGGATATTCTAACATAATGAATATAAGTGTTTTTAGGAGTAACTTTTTCTTTTCTAACCAATATTCCTAAATTATCATAAATAAAACCATCTGGAATTATTGAATCGTTTAATGTTATTTTTATGATAGATTCTCTATTGTATATATTTTTTATTGTATTCTTGATATATTCTCTTTCGTCCGCTGTGATATCTTTATTTATATATACAATTACTACTTTTTCTTTTAAAGTAACATTATATAAACCCTTAATGTTATCGAATTCTAAATAAACTTTTTCATCTCCTAATCTAATAGAATTTATACGTTTATTTAAAATTGTAATTAAAGAATTTATACTTTTATATTTAATCTTCAACATATAAACTCCTTTATTTCTCCTTATTTTCTATTGATTCAACTGGCTTTATTGTTGGTTCTATTATTAATTTGTTGTCTTCTACAGTTATAGAGATATATTCCTTAATATCAACTAATTCTCTTATCTCTTTCGATAAAACAATACATTTAGAACCACTTGAACCATATACAGATATTTTTTTGATTAATGCCATTTCAAACCTCCAAAGTTATAATAGTCTTTTATACTTTATTTAACTTATAGTATACTACAAGTAAGCAAAAAATCAAGAATTTTTTAGTGTTTATTTTTTGGCAACACTTGTATATTACTAATAATCACATTTTAAATTCGGCAACACTTGTATATTACTAATAATCACATTTTAAATTTGGTAACACTTGTATATTACTAATAATCATGTTTTAAATTAGGTGTTACTTTTTTTCTTGCAAAAAGTAACACTAGGTAACAAAAAAAGTAACACCAAAAAATTAGTGATATTCTGCTTTTATTATATATATATATATATAGTTACCTAATATAATATATATATATATATATATATATAGAAAAG